GCTCCGTCGCCACCGGGTCATCAACTTGTGGCCTGCCCATCAGGCGGGCCGCCTACGTGGCGCGGGCCTCTGGGCGGTCAGCTCGCCGAGGTCGGCCAGGGTGCGGGCGTACGGCCAGCCGGCCCGCTCCAGCATCTTGGTCCGGGATTGGAACATGGTCAGCGGCTTCCGTCGCGACTGGCCAGCACCAGCATCAGCACGAAACCCGCACCCAGCGCGAACGGCACCAGAACGGTCGCAATACCGGCTGCGACACCAAGCACCTTCTTCCACATAGGCAGGTCGCGGTTGGCGTCCCGACGAAGACGCTCATCCGGCTGCGGATTCGTCGGGCTGTCGGCGGTAATCCGGACGACACCATTGCCGCCCATCTGCCAGGGACTCTCGACGCCGTCCTCGGTGAGCACGATGGCGCAGGCGTTCGGGTTACTACGGACCCGCTGGACGGTCAGCATGTGCCGGTCGCCGTGGATGGTCGTCTCGACATCGCACTTCAACTGGCCGCCCCTGTAGTGACCCTCGCACGGCTGCACGATCACCGAGCCGGGCACCAGTTCGTTGGTGAACACCAGACGGGTCGGCGTGTCGATCAGTAGGTCGTCCATGGTCAGTTCCCCTCAACCGCGTCGGCGGCTTCGTCGGTGGTGATGGCGCCCCAGCGGCGGTGGCCGTCGTCGCGGATCTCCCCGCGGTCGGCGGCCTTCCGCAGCGCCCGGGACACCTGGGTCAGATCAGGCCGGCCGTCCACCGCTACGCGGGCGTGCAGGACTCCGGTGGTCGCGGTGCCCAGGTCGGTGAGCAGCAGCACCAGGCGCTCCCGCAGCGATCCGCTGGAGGCGTCCTCGATGGCGGTCACGTTGTCCGGCTGGACCGGCGGAGCGTCCTGCACGGCGGCGGCCTCGTCGGCACGACCGTGGCGTAGCAGCCACGCCCGCAGGTAGTCCCCGCCGGCCGCACGAGCGGAGCCCTCGTCAAGGTCAGCCGGAGCGCCGGACTGCGCCCATGACCAAGCGTCGTCATCGGGCAGCCAAAGCGTGCGGACCATCTGCCCGCCGCTCACGTAAGCCAAGCCTGCGGTTGACGAACCGTCCGGCCATTCCTCCGGCAACGTAGCTGGGTCCACGGGCAGCGCTTTAGGCATGCCCATTGCCGCACTCATCCGGTCGCTGGTACGGAACGCCAGGACATTCACGCCAGCCGCCTGTGAACGGATTGCTTGGTCCCCGCCGAGCTCGGTCAAGGACGGCACCTGCGCGATGACGACCAACGAAATGCCGACCTTGCGGCCCTTCCGCAGTAGCCATTTCATGATGCCGGCTCGCACCGGGTCCGCGAGCACGTCCGGCGCTTCATCGACCGGGACAAAGATCAGCGGGAATTCCTCTGTCGGCCCCTGCCAAGTGTGCCGTGCGGCGGCGAGCTGCTTGCGTCGGTGCGCCCATACCGCTGCCAGCGCCCCCAGCCCGGAGGTAATGGGACCGAGTCCGCCGTCCTCGTCAACACCTGCGTAGAAGTTCGCGGCGTCGATCCACGGAGGAGCCGACAATCCCTCTTCCGGATCGAAGAACCAGACAACACCCACACCGGAATGCCGGACCTCGGTCATCAGCATGGACAGCAGCGACGACTTCCCGGCGCCAGAAGTGCCGAATACCAGGCCGTGACAAGCACCCCAACCCGGCCGCCAGAACCGCCAGTGGACCGGCGACCCCATGGTGTCGTAGCCGACCACACACTGACCCGTGGCGAGATCCAGGGTTGGCGCGGTAAACCGTGGGGCGGTCTGCAACGGGTTGACCGAGTACACCTCGATACCAAGCCTGCGCTCCGTCGAGCCCGGCGTCAGGATTACCGAGGAGCCGTGTACGTCGAACACCGACGCGAGCTTGTTGCGCATGCCGTACACGTCAGAGGCGGCCTGTCCGGGGCGGAGCGTGATCTCACCGGCCCAGCCGATGACTTCCCGCTTGACCGCGGTCATGCCGACACCTCGATGTCGCGGACGGCGGCCAGAGTTGATCCGGGCAGCAGCCCGCCGGCCGCGCCGATCTCCTCGGCCCAAAGCTCGGCCGGCCCGTACACCTCGGCCGGCTCCGGCTCCTCCTCAACCTCGTGGGTGCGGTAGAAGCCCCAGTAGCCCCACGCCCACACGGCCAGCGACACCACGGCGGTCACGGCCACGACCGGCAGCCACGGCGCACCGAGGGTCCGCCACGGCGGCAGCCACCACACGCTCACCGGCAGGTACATCAGCAGCAGCGCCGACCCGACCACGAGGTGGGCCAGCCGGCTCGACTGCCACGCCCGGCGACGGCGGTGCTTGCGCGGCACCGGCCAGCCCAGCGCCACCCACCACATCGGCAGCAGCACAGCCACGGCAACCGTCGCCAGCACCAGATCAACGGTCCAGGTGTGGCTGGAGCCGCCGAGCTTCCGTATCCCCAGGACGGCCGCCCGCAGCAGCACCGCCAACACGTGCACGAACAGCGCGACCAGCAGCGGCATACCGGGGCGCCACCTCGCCTTGGCGCGCTTCCCGCCGGCCACGGCCAGCCGGCCGGCGCCCGCCGCGGCAGCGCGGCCGGCGCGCGATGCCAACGGCTGCCGGTACGGCTGGGAGACCCAGTCGAGCGGCGACAGGTCCCGCCCGCGCCCGTAGCTCATCACAATCTCCCTGCTCGTTGGTGTGGTGGGTCCTGGCCGACTCCCCGGACCTCCGGCGCCTCGTCCGGAGATCGGGGGGCGAGTCAGGCGCCCTGGTATGCCTCGCGGTCCAGGTGGACGCCGGAGTCGTGGGACTCCTGCACCTGGTCGTGCCGGCGGGCGCCGTCGATCGCGGCCTTGATCGAATCCACCAGTTCGGACAGTTGGGTGGCGAGCTTCGTGGACGCCTCCGCCGCCATCTGCGCCTGCTCGGCGACCCGGTTGCCCTCGGCGACGGTTGCCGGGTCGGCCTTGAGCGCGATCAGGCGGGACACGCCCTCGGCGATCGACACTGCCTGGTCGCGGTGCCGCTGCGCGCCGGCCTGCGCGTCCTCCAGCTCGCCGAGCGCCCGGGTCAGGGCGGCGGCGAGGTAGCGCCGGTAGTCGGGCAGGTTCTCGATCGCACCGGCCGTGCTGCCGTGGCCGCTGCCGTTGCTGGGGTGGGTCATGCCGTCTCCCTCGTGTTGTTCCGCCGCAGGCCGAATGGCCGCATCCGGGGTGTCGAACCGCTCCAGGCGGGCGAGCTTGGCCTCCAGGACGCGCTCTATGAAGGCCCGCGTCTCGGGGTCGTTGGGGTCATACGGGGTGTAGGTGGCCTTGTCCGGGCGGTGCTCCGGGCACCAGCCGGACCCGTTGCTGTCGTCCACGATCAGCCAGTTGGCCTTGATGACCTCCCACGAGAGACCGGCTCGGCTGTCGTACGGTGCGCGGAAGGTCTGGGCCGCACCGCAGAACGGGTCCATGCAGGAGAGTGTCATCGAGAGCCAGCCGGTTGGCAGGGTGTCGGGCTCCGACTCGTCGGCCAGGTCGCTGATGTCGGCGTTGTGGTCGAAGCCGCCGGGCATCTGGTCGTCGTAGGTGATCGGGGAGCCGATGCTGTCGTCGATCGCCCCGAACCGGTCGAGCCAGTGGATGCGCTCTCCCGGCCGCAGTCGCGGCAACCACGAACTCTCATCCCAGGCGATGTGCTCGGCGGTGCCGTCCGGGCGGACCAGCAACATGGGGGACGTCGAGGTGTCTTCCGGCTGTCCGGACACCGTGTCTCTGATCTTGCGGACAGCCCGTGAAGACACCCTCCCGAGCTTGCCCAAGACACTCGTCAGCAGGCTGTCCTGAGGGGGTGTCTTGCCGACTGTCCGGCGGGTGCTGGGTGTCTTGTCCTGCCACCCGAGACGGGCACCCTCGGCGGCGGCGGACAGCTTCCCCCGGACACCTCCAGACTGGTCCGCGCGTAGCTCGGAGACAGCGCCGCGGACACCTCTCCCCCACTTCCCGTCGGTGTCCAAGACAGACAGCGCGAGGAAGGCAAGGACAGCGAGCAGGACGTAGCCGACATAGCCGATCACGGTCACACCACCTGGAAGATGACGGCCACCAGGAACGCGGCGGCGCGGACGGCGGCCCGGATCAGGGCTGAGATGAACTGCCCGGCGTGCCCGGGGATCGCCGCCAGCAACGCCGACGCCAGGACCGCCTCGAACATGAACCGGCCGCTCACCGCATGCCCGGCGATGATCGCCGTGATGACCGAGAGGGCCACCAGCAGCGCCGCCCCGGCGACTACGGTATGTGCCGCCAGCGGGATGTGGATCACGCCGCCCAGCGCCCACCCGGCGGTCGCGGTGGTGGCCCGGTTCAGGGCTCCCCCGACCGTGACCACGGTGAGGCCGGCGAGACCGGCCAGCGTCAGTACCGAGACCCCCCGCGGCAGCACGTCGGTGCCGACCCGGCCGGGTACCAGATGCCCCACCCGGCCGGCCACCAGGGTGTGCAACCCGAACGCGAACACCAGGCACCACAGTGCGCTGGCCGCGGTGATGACACCGCTCATCGGACCCTCCTGTTTGTTGACGTGTTAGGCTCAGCGCCTCGCGTGCGCGCAGGCGTCGCGGCTGTGCCTTGGGCCACGCGGCGCGGCTGTTGACGGGTTGTCAAGTTGACACCCACCCGGTCCAGCGCGTCGGCCACCTGAATCCACACCTCGCCCTGCTCCCCCACTGGCAGGTGCGCTATGTCGGATGTGATCTGGTCCCACGCGCGCCTGGCCTGCTCAGCCGGCGTCGCAGCCTCATGCCGCCGCTTGGCCCACCATCGCGCTCGCCGGTCCGCGACCTCACCGGCCCGTAGCTTCTTGCCGTTCATGGCCGGGTCACCACCGTCCGGCCGGCGTTGTCCTTGGTCACCTGGGCCAGCCGGGCGCCCCGCAGGTCGCGGCGCTGCTCGGTGATCCGGTGAACGTCCATCCGCCACTCCGCGTAGTCGCGGACGCGCATGGTCTGGTTGGCGCCGTCGGCCGCCGAGACGAACACCTCGCCGAGCCGGGCCTCGTTGTCGAGGTCGAGCTGGTCCTCCCACTGGGCCTTCTGGTGGCCCTGGAAGAAGATCCTCAGGTGGTACGTCCTGACGGTCACGCGCGTCCTCTCGGTGATAGCTGGCCGGCGGCGACGAGTTCCCCGCGACATTTCTCGACGTGGCTCTTGGTGGCGCCGGTGGCTCGGACAACGTCCCGAACAGACAGCCCGGACAGCAACGCCGCAGACACCGGGTCGGGCTGTCCGGACACCTGCTGTCCGGCTGTCTCAGCCGGGTCGGCGGACACGCTGTCCTGGGTGTCTGTCCTGGCGACCAAGACACCCGCTGTCCGACTGTCTGCCGACTGTCCTGGCGGGGTGTCCTGACCGGTGTCCGCGCGGACCGAGACACCGTTGCGGGCGCCCTGTCCGGACACTGCCGGAACGGCTGTCTTGGCGCGGGTGTCCGGGGGTGTCTTAAGCCAGGTCACGTTGTCCATCTCGGCGACCTCGTCGTGGGCCCGGCCGGCGGGCACCGCACCCGACCGGCCGGGGTCAGAGGTCCCAGCCCCGGGAGGGGCCAGGGCTGGGACCAGCTCGGGGGCCGGGCTGAGAGAGGACCGGCCATGCGACGCAGTCCTCTCCCGCCCGGCGGTGCCGGGATCGGCGTCGGCACCCTCGGTGATGCTGGGGACCGGACCGGAGGGGATCTTGGCAGTTCCCCCCGGTCCGGTGACGCCCCCGGGCAGGGTGGAGGCGTCCGTCTGGGTGGTGGCCGGCTTGGTGGTGAGCCAGTGCAGATGCGCGGCGAGCGCGACCGCGATGGCGGGGGCCGCGCCGACGCCGGCCTTCAGGTGACCATCGGCCCCGGCGCTCAGGCCGTCACCGGCGGCGAGGTGCGCGGCCTGAGCGGTGGCGGACAGGCCGGTGCACAACATGACGACGAACGCGGCGTACCGGCGAGCGCCGTCCATGGTGTGGCTGGTGGCGCGGTAGGCGACGAGCGCGAGGCCGTCGAAGATCAGCGGGTACAGCCACGCGAGGTTGCCGGGGATGCCGCAGGCGACGGCGACGGAGTACATGCCGACAGCGGTGAGCGCGGCGCCGGCGGCCCACACGGCGGCGAGGGGCGCCTGCTCGGCGCGCCTGTGCAGCCATGCGGCGGCGGTCGCTCGCTTGCTCACCGTGTCCTCCTTCGGCGTGGTGGGGTGGGATCAGGCGGCGCGGGTCGCGGTGGCCTTGCGCACGATCAGGCCGGGCCGGTGCTTGAGCGTCCACACCGCCGCCGCCTGGGTGACCTGAAGGACCCGGCGGCCGTTGGGGCGGGAGACCGTGTACACGCCGTAGGTCCGCAGGTCGGCGGCCCACTGCTCGGCGGTGGTCACGTAGTTGCCCTCGGCCTGTGCGCGGGTGGCCTGGGTGGTGTCGCAGCGCTTGGCCAGCGTCTGGCCGGTGAACGCCACCCACATCTGGCCGGCCATTACTTGGTCACCAGCGTGAACACATGGCTGGCGGGAACGCCGCCGGCCTGGGTGCCGAGGTCGAGGTGCCACCAGTGGGAGAGGTGGGCCGGCCCGGAGGTCTCGACGGTGTAGGTGTCGCCCTGATGCCAGATGCGGTCGCCTGGCTTGAGCTGGTCGGCGCGCTTGGTGGCTGGCTGGCCGGCCATCAGAGGCTCAGCTTCACGGCGTTGTACTTCCGGCCGCCGACCGTGACGGTCCACCGGGCGTACCGGCGGGAGGCGTTGATGTTCCCGAACGTGGCCTGACCGGAGGCGGCCAGTTCCCCGAGCCGCTTGACCATGACGTCGAAGCTGACGGAGCCCTTGACGGTGCGGCCGACGCTGAGATCGGCCTCCATCTCGCCCAGGGCCACGAAGCCGTTGTTGTGGCCGCTGGCGTGGTTGAGGTAGCAGGAGACGACGAGCGATTGCGTCTGCTGCGGCGTAAGGGTCTTGCTGCGGAACGGCATGTCTGGTGCCCCTCGGGTGGTCGGTCTTGCCTGTGCCCACCTAGTAAGGCACACTTACGTCCGAGAGGCAAGCTTACGTATCCGATCGGCCCGCTACGATCTCCGCATGGAGTCGCCGGCAGGGTCATGGCAAGGAAGGCTCCGGCGCGTGCAGCACATGACGGACGAAGCGCACCGCGCCGCCCTGGCCGGTGAATGGGAAGTGGCCATCCGGCGGATGGATGCAGCGTACGAAGAGGCCGAGCGGGCACTCAAGAGCATCGTGAACCTGGCCCGCACGGTGGGCGGCCTCAGCGACGCACAGGTAGGGCAGATTCGCGGCGGCAAGTCCGCCAGCTCCGTGACCCAGCGGTTCGGCGCCCGGTCAGGACTGCTACGGCAGGCGATGGAGGCCGAATGGGAGGCGGCTCGGCGTGAGTGGCAGGGCGACGGCGGGTAGGCCAGCCCGCACCCCCCTCTGGACAGCAAAGACCGGCCTCGCTCCACCAATGCGGTGGAGCGAGGCCGGTCTCTCGTTGTAGGGGTGTGGCGACTACGGGACCGTCCAGGTTGCGACCACCTTCCCCGCCGGCGTGGGGGCCCCGGTCTCTACCGCTCCCAATTCGGTCATGTGGTCCACGATAGGACACCTGCGCCACCTGAGGCAATAGAGGCCGGGCGAAGCCTCTTGCCCCATGTGGAGAATATAGCTACAGTCGTGGCATGGATGCACCGCCGATGCTCACCACCACCGAGTTCGCCACAGCGCTGAAGGTCAGTCGCAAGACTGTCCACCGCTGGGTGCAGGCGGGCGACGTCCGTGCGGTGAAGCTTCCCGGGCGGCGAGTCACCCTGCGCATCCCGCAAGTCGAACTGGACCGGCTGCTTAAGAGCGCCGACCGTACGGCTCCCGCCGAGACCGCTGCCTAACACCCAGACAAGGCGCGGCGCCCCTGCGCAGGGTCCAGACAACCCGCAGAGGCGCCGCAGAAAGCAAGGAGACATGACCTCCATGCCGACCACCATGGTCCCACAGACCACCGGCCAGACTCCACCCGACACGGGCGTTTGGGACAAAGGGGCAGTCGCCCACCCGCTGGCCGCCATCCCGCAGGTACTGACCTCCGCCGCCGGCACCATCCAGGCTCTCGGCCTGTGGCGTGGCCGCAACGCTGGTATCTCCGTCGTCGCCGCGCTCAGCCAGTCCGCCCGGTCGATCGCCCCCCGCAACGCCGGGCCGGCGGAGCGGGCCGCCGAGATCGCGCTGATGCAGTACCTCGGCATCGCCCCCGACGAGATGAGCTTGCGGGCCATCGCGGACTGGGAGGACCGGTCCACTCAGTCCGCCGTCGTGGACGCGCTCCGGGTCGCCGCCGCGCAGATGTCGAAGCTGTTCGGGGTGACGGCATGACCGCCCCCGACGAGCGCCGCACCGCGTACATCACATTCCTGCGGGACCTCGCCGACATGCTGGAGACCAACCCGGGGGTGCCGCTGCCCTACGACGGCACCATCGGCACGTGCGTCATCTACGCGCATGACCGCGACGAGGCCCTAGCCGCAGTCGCCGCCGTCCAGACGCTCGGGGTCCCACTGCGCGAGAAGGTGGAGCCGGCCGCGACGAACTACGGCTATGAGCTGCACGTCGAGATCGGCGCGAAGTTCGCCATCAACGCCCACCTCCCGGACGTGTCCGAGAGGACGGTCCTCGGGTCGAAGACCGTCGAGGACGTGTCGTGGCGGACCCCGCTCGGCAACGACATCCCCGGTGGTGGGTCGTGAGCCTCCACCTGATCCACCGCGACGGCGCCGGCGTCATCCCGCTGCCCCGCGCCCAAGGCGACATCGGCGACGGCGCCGTCTCCCTCGGCCTGATCCGCATGGTGCAGCGCATCGCTGACCCCGCCAACCCCGACGGGCTGGTGCTGTCCAGGCCCGAGGTCGAGGACATCACCATCGGGCTCGCGCTGGACGCCACACCCCGCCAGCGGGAAGTGGCGCTGTCGCACATCGCGGAGAACCACGCTGACTGGACCGCGACCCCCGGCGGCCGGTCCGAGGTGCTGGCGCTGGTGACGTGGCTGGCCCCGCACTGTCCCGACTCGCTGTGGCGGGAGGTCGTGGAAGAGACCGCGGCGGCCGACGACCCGCGCACCGACGTTGCCGCGCACGCCGCCGCCGAGACCCGGCTGTTCGACGCGCTGCACCGGGCAGTGCGTGTGAATGACCGGGTTGTGCAATTCCCCGGCCGGCACCGCGCACCCGAGGGGCCGGGGGCCGCGTGATGGCCCGCATCCCACACCCCGCGCTGGCACTCGCCGTCGAGGCGGCCCGCACCGTCAGCATGCAGCACACAGCCATCACGCTGCTCACCCAGTACGCCAATGGCGACGTCGTGCAGAAGTTCAGCCGGCCCGATGCCCGGCTGGTCCTGGACCTGATCGCCGACCTGCGCCGCGCCGCTTCCGCCGCCGGCTGGCTGGACGAGCACGAGGCAGCCGACAGCGGGGAGGCCGCGTGATGGCCGCCATCCAGGTCGGGGACACCGTCGCCCACTGGGCCGCCGAGCACGCCGTGATGGGCGAGGTCGATGCCCTCGGCGCCGCCTCTGATGGCAACCCGACCGCCGACATCACCTGGACCGAACGCGGCGAGCAGCGGCGGATGACGGTCCCGCTGGAACAGCTCGTCCCGCTGTGCACCCGAGACGGGTCCTGCTGCGGCCTGATCCCCGGTGACCTGTGACCCGCCACCGGATCGGCTTCGTGGTCCTCGCCGTCGTTGCGATCGGCGCCGCCATCTGGGTCGGCGTCATCGCTGGCGGTCTCGTCGCCTACCACCACATCACCCGATGACTCCAGGAGCGCACCACATGAGCACGCCGACCATCCGCACCGACCGGCTCGACAACCTGCACCTCGACCGAGGCGCCCACCAGAGCCCCGACGCGGGCATGTGCCTGATGGAAGCCGTCGCCTACATCCGCGGCATCGAGCACACCGACCGGCCGGCCTGCGTATCCCCGTTCCTCGGCGATGTTGGCCGCAGCCTCAACGACCGGCTTGACGACACGCACCGGCAGAAGCTGATCCCGTACATCCCGCTGCTGCCCGGCACCGCCAGCGATGGCCTGGACAATGTTCGCCGGGCAATGGCCCGTGACCACACCATCCGCGTCGTGACCCCCAAGTGGCTCGACAAGGCCGGCCTCACCGAGCATGCGTCCACGCTCCGCGACCTCCCGCAGATCGTGGACGAGGACACCTACCGCGCGACGCGACCGGCCGTCGAAGCAGCCCGTGGCGCTTGCTGGGACATCCGGTCGCAGCGGTACGGGCGCATCAGGGCGGCGGTGCGGGAAGCGCTGGCGAACCTGCCTGACGCTGACGCTGTCGCTGTCGCTGCCGCTGCCGCTGCCGCTGCCGATGCCGATGCCGCTGTCGCTGACGCTGTCGCTGACGCTGACGCTGACGCTGTCGCTGACGCTGCCGCTGCCGCTGTCGCTGTCGCTGTCGCTGACGCTGACGCTGTCGCTGCCGCTGCCACTGTCGCTGTCGCTGTCGCTGACGCTGCCGCTGACGCTGTCGCTGACGCTGACGCTGTCGCTGACGCTGCCGCTGACGCTGTCGCTGTCGCTGTCGCTGACGCTGTCGCTGTCGCTGTCGCTGCCGCTGCCGCTGCCGCTGCCGCTGACGCTGTCGCTGCCACTGTCACTGTCGCTGTCGCTGCCGCTGACGCTGCCGCTGACGCTGTCGCTGTCGACCGCTACTGGGCCATCCGGGACGCGGTGTACGCCAAGGTGCGGGCGGTCTACGAGGAGCGATTCGCGGACCTGATCGCCGAGTCCGCCGACGACGCGATCACCCTGTACGGCCGGCTGATCAACCCGGTGGGTGCATGATGACCGCCTCGCCAGACACTGCCGCCACTAGCGGCGGCCGAGCTGCCCAGATCTGTCTCGTCGTCGTAGGGAGCGATGGCCAGATCCTCCGCACCGCCCCGGGCAACCGGATCTACAGCTCGCGCGCTGCTGCGGCCCAGCACCAGCGGTACCTGCTCGCCGTGCCGCCGGACATGCGCTACGCCATGGCGCGCGTAGTGCTCATCGAGGACGACCCGCACAACGTGCCGGACGAGGACCTCGAGGGCGGCGCTCCCGATGCCTGAGCCGACCACGCGCCGCCACGGCACTGCCTCGCCCGAGCACCGCGTCCACGTCTTCCTTCAGCGGTGGGACCGCGGGCAAACCGTGGTTGAAAACGCTGGGGACTCGCTCACCTACAGCACGCTGGCCGCCCTGCTCGCCGACTTCTCCGAGCTGACCGCCCGCGCTGCTGTCGCTGAGGCTGCGGTACAGCGGGTCCGGGAGTGGGTGGCCTGCACCGGCGAGGACGTGACGGACTGGCAGCGCGGTTACCGGTCGTGCAGTGAGCGTGCCGTCGCTGCCCTGGACTTGGGATCGGCGGGTCAACCCGTCGGGCTGGCCGGGAAGGGTGGGGCCGATGCAGCGACTCCTGCCCTGCCCGCCGATCCTGCCCCCACCTCGGTCAGCGCCATCGTCAACGCTGCGCCCGACGACCAGCCGGTGACGGTGACCGGCTGGATCCACCACATCGAGCCCCGCGCCAACCACGCCCACGCCCCGTACGTCGAACTGGTCCTGGTGGGCCGGGACGCCGAGATCGAGGACGCCGACCCGGACACGGTGAAGGTCGTCGTCCCGGCGCCGGTGTACGCCGGCTGGGACTTCGCGCTCCGGCCCCGCGAGGGGATGTTGGTGGAGGTCACCGGCCGGGCCGCCCGCGAGGTGCTCGTCATCGCCTCCGGTGTTCGTGAGGTGCCGGTCACGCAGCTGTCCGGTGGAGAGCCGGTCTGGGACCGGACTGCCGACGACTCCCCGCCGTGGTTGGACTGGACCGAGCAGGACGAGACCGCACGAGGCGGTGCCCTGTGACCGCCCGGACCATCCAGCGCACGAGCACGGTCACCTTCGCCGTACCCGGCCTGCCCATCACCCCGCTGACCGTGGCCGCGCCCTGCATCGCCGACACCATCGCCGCGATCCTCGACCACGTCCGCCCGGACCTGCCGGCCAACCGGCCGGTGTACGTGGTGATCAACCCCGGCGGCCGGGGGCACCTGTGGGACGGCCGCTACATCATCGGGACGCTGCTGCTCACCGGCGGTGCCTCGTGAGCCCGGCCGAGGAACTGCGGGCGGCAGCGAAGCGGGTGCGCGAGCTGGCCGAGAAGGCGACGCCCTCGCCATGGCTGGCGCGGGTCGAGCCCGGCAACTACGAACGGCAGGTCGCTCCGCGCATGTCCGTCATGCACCCGGAGTCCGAGCGATCGGCAGTCGCCGTCGTCAGTGGCGTCAGTGATGTGGGCGGTGGGTGGGACGCCGAGGACTGGCTGCTCCAGCCCGACGCCGAGCACATCGCCGCATGGAATCCCGCCGTGGCCCTGGCCGTCGCTGCCTGGCTTCGCGCTGTCGAGCATGAGATGGACGTGTCGTGGCAGCAGGTTGAGGCCGGCGACATTCGGTACACCTGGACCGCCGCTCTCGCGGTGGCCCGCACCTTCCTTGGCGGTGCCTCGTGAGCCGCTACAAGCCCGCACCGGCCCAGCTCGCGGCGTTGTCCGCCCTCGCTGCCGGGAAGGTGACCTTCACCCGCAGCGAGAGCGCATTCGGCCGATACGTCGACAGCAGATCCGGCGTCACGATCGGCGCCCCCACGATCCGCCGGCTGCGGATTGAGGAACTGATCGAGCACGTCACGTATGGCGACCCGCTGCGGCTGACCACCCTCGGTCGGTCCGTGCTGGCCGCCTACCTACCGGGGGCGGCGAGCCGGTGATGGCTGAGCCGAACTCGAAGGCACTGGTACCGGTCAACGTCTCCGCGCCAATCACTGGCTGGGACGAGGTGTGGCGGCTGTCCTCCAACCTCGCGCACGCCGAGATCCTCCCGGCCGATCTACGCGGTAAGCCGGCCGATGTAGCCGCGATGATCCTGTACGGCCAGGATCTCGGGCTGTCGCCGATGCAGGCCATCCAGGGCATCTACATCGTGGAAGGTCGGCCGTCGCTGTCCGCGCAACTGTGGCTGGCGCTGGTCCGCCGGGCCGGGCATCGGGTCTCCGTCGAGGAACACACCTCGAACTCGTGCACCGTGTACATCAAGCGCGGCGACACCGGCGAGGACCACAAGGTCACCTACACCATCAACGACGCCATCGCCTCCGGTCTGGTGTCGCTGCGAGAGGGTAAGCCGTACGCCCGGTCGGCGAAGGGCAAGGCTCTGCCGTGGGAACTGCACACCAAGTCGATGCTGCTGGCCCGCGCCGTCTCGACCTGCTGCCGGTTCATCGCCCCCGAGATCGCGCTCGGGTTCTACTCCCCGGACGAGGTCGAGGAGATCGGGGAGCGCATCGAGGCCGAGCGCCTGGACGTACAGCCCGTCGGCGAGCATGACGGCCGGATCAGCCATGAGGACGCCGCCGCCGCGGTCGCCGACATCGAGGCCGAATTCGTGGACGCCGAAGTGGTGCCCGACCACGACATGACGGTCCTGCACGACGGGGACGGCGGCTACACCTGGAAGTGCCGCTGCGACCCGAACCCGTGGTCCGGCCCCCGCTTCGCCACCGCCGAGGACGCCGTCAGCGATCACCAGCACTACGCAGCATCCGGCGGCGAGCGGTGACGACCACCGGGGAACTGCTCCTGCGCTACGACCAAGACCGGGCACGGTCCAAGCAGGTCGAGTTGGGCATCTCCGAGATCGGCGGCTGCCGGCGGCGGGCCGGGTACCGGCTGCATCAGGTGCCGCCCTCGAACGTGGGCGGTTCGGTGCAGGCCGCGATGGGGTCCGCGATCCACGAAGCGGTCGCCTCGAAGATGGCCGTCGTCGCCGAGCCGGGGGACCTGATCGAGTACCGCGTCCAGTTCGCCGGCCTGCCCGGCACCCTCGACCGATACGAGGCCGCGACTTGCACGGTGGTGGACACCAAGACCACCAGCTCCCGGTGGCTAGAGCACATCAAGCTCCACGGCGCCGACGAGCAGCACAAGTGGCAGGGCAACACCTACGGCGCGGCGCTGGTCAAGGCCGGCCGCGAGGTACGGCGGATCCGCATCGAGTACATCGCCCGCGACACCGGCGAGGAATGGACGTGGGAGGAGCCGTTCAACCCCGAGTACGTCCGGGCCGCGCTGGCGTGGCTGAAGAACGTCCGCGAAGCACCGCTGGAAGCCCTGCCCCGCGACTACATGCCGGACTCGGCGTTCTGCCACTCCTGCCGCTTCGCCGATATCTGCTGGCACTACGGCCTGGAGTCCCGCGCCGCCGGCCGCGTCCTGTTCGAGGACCGGCCCGACGCGGTCGCGTGGACGGAGGAGCTGTGGCAGGCCCGCGCGCTCCGCAAGGACGCGAAGGCCGAGGAGTACCGGTGCCGCAAGGCGCTGGAGACCATCCGGCCGGCCGAGGGGATCGGCAAGGTGCAGGTCGGCCGGCACGTCCTGGACTTCCGCGTCAACGGCATCTACTTCGTCTCCGGCGCCGTGCCGCAGCCGGGTGTCGGCTACGAGGAGGGCGGCGACGATGCCGCGTAGCTCCCTGCCTCGGTACCGGCCGCTGCGTTCGGCTGGGGTGCTCAAGCAGAAGTCGTTGAGCGAGGCCGTCACGGGCCGGCTGCGGCAGTCCGAGCGTATCTATGCCCTCGCCAAGGCCGTGGTGCGGCTGCGGTCCGGGGACCGGTGCGAACTGCACGGCGACCGCGCCACCCAGTTCCAGCACCGCGTACGCCGGGGCATGGGCGGCTCGACGCGCAACCCGGCCATCCACCGCCCCTCGTCGCTGCTGCACGTCTGCGACCGCGGCGGCTACGAGGCCGACCACTTCACCGACCGGTACGGCAACGGCTGGTCTGTCCACCGCGGGCAGGACACCGCCGCGGTCCCGGTGCTGCTGGCCGATGGCTGGTTCCTGCTGGATGACGAGGGCGGCCGGTACGCCGCCCCGAACGGGGGAGAAGGCGATGCCTGAGACCGCCGACTACAACAGCGACCCGGCAGCGATCGCGTGGGCGAGAGCAAAGATCCAGCGCCGCGCCGACCACTACCGCGACTGGGAAAAGCAGGCCCGCGCTCAAGGCGAGACCGAGCGGGCCAACCAGTGGCGGATGGTCGCCCAGTGCATGGAGCGCGACTTCCTCGGCTCCGGTGGCTGTGTGATCGCCGCCTTCGATCGTTCGCCCCGCTGCTACACCCGCCCGCCCCCTGATCTGGTGGCGCGGCACCGGAGGGGAAGCCGGGGCCGCGCCACCACCACACCACAGACCACCCGACACGAGCACCACGGAGATACCGATGAGCGACACCAAGACCCGCGACCCGATCCGGGAGAGCGCCGAACGCTTCGCCGCTGACACCACCAGCCACCAGTTGATCGTCCTGCACGACGATGGCCTGTACCGACACCTGCGGTTCGCCCAGCCCAGCCCGCACTCGTGGCTGTGCTGGTTTGACCTGATCACCTGGCCTGGCAACCTAGCCATCCGAGGTGACTGCGGCTCCTACATGTTCGCCCGCGTGGACGACATGTTCGAGTTCTTCCGGGGCAGCCGCATCAACCCCGGCTACTGGGCGGAGAAGACCCCCGGCGGCACGCAGTCGTGCCGGTCGTACTCCCGGGAGGTTTTCGAGCAGCACGTGGCCGAACGGCTGGCCGACGCCGAACAGGACTGGCCGGGGATCACAGCCGCCTGGAAAGAGGCCAACGAGGTTGACTACCCCGACTACGACATGACGTATGAGGACCATGCCCACGAGGCGTTGCGGGACTTCCACTATCCGCTGACCGCCAGCCGTGACCAGCGGCGGTTCGAGTTTTCGGACTCATGGGAGTGGGACCTACGTGAATTCGACTGGACCTACCTGTGGTGCTGCTACGCGATCCAGCGGGGCATCCAGCAGTACGACGCGGCCCGTACCCCGGCGACCTCGGGGAGCGCGGCATGAGCTACTACACCGACGTTGTCGCCTGGCACCTCACCTTCGGTGTGCCCGTCGCCGACCACCCGCAGCCCGTACCCGCCGACCGGCTACAGCTGCGCCTGGACCTCATGGACGAGGAGTACCGGGAACTGATCGAAGCCCTGAAGGCCGGCGACGTGCCCGGGTCGGCGAAGGAAGCCGCAGACGTGATCGTCACCGTCCTCGGCACAATGGCCGAAGAGGGCATCCCCTTCGGCGCGGTGTGGGATGCGGTCCACGCCTCGAACATGGCCAAGCGCGGCCCGGACAAGCAGGTGATCCGCCGCGCCGACGGAAAGATCCTGAAGCCCGAGGGCTGGCAGCCGCCGGACATCGCCGCCGTGCTGGCCGCCGCGACCACCCCGGAGCGTGCGGCATGACCCAGCCCACCGAGCAGCCGGCCCCCACGGTCCACGAGCTGAAGACGGTCCCGCCGTACTTCGAGGACGTCGTGGCCGGCCGGAAGCCCTTCGAGGTCCGCCACACCATCGACCGCCGCTTCGCTGTCGGCGACACCCTGCACCTACGCGAGTGGACGCAGGACGGCGAGGGCAGCGGAGACGGTGCCTACACAGGCCGCGAGACCAACGTCCGGGTGACGTACATCCTCACCGGCCCCGGCATGGGCATGCCCGAGCACCTTGCAGTGATGGGCATCGCCTCGCTGGCCGGCATCCGCCCGGTCACCTACTACGAGGGCTGGTGTGCCGGCGACGGCACGGGGGAGCACCAGTTCGAGTTCGGTGACATGACGGCGTACAGCCAGCGTGAAGGCGTGGAGAGCGACCTCGACGGCGAAGGGGCTGTAGTCCTCGCGGACGGCCGGGCGTTCTGCATCAGCCACATCCCTGCCGGCGTCTGCCCGGACAGCGACAACCACGAGCACGACTGGGACTACGTCGAGGACCCCGAGGCCACGTGCAGCGCTTGCGGTGCCGAGCGATCCTCCGTCGATATCCCGGCCGGTGTGCCGTGCTGACCCGCCGCCGGCTCCGCGACGAAGCCGCCGCCGCCGAGCACGTCGAGCTACTCCAACAACTCACCGCCGACATCCGCCGCGACCGCGCCGCACAGGCCCGGCAGCAGCAGGACGAGGCGTGGGCGTCGTACTGGCCAAACATCGTCCAGCCCGAGTTCGTGGGATCGGCGGTGGCGCGGTGACCGCCACCCGCACGAGGCCCGCACGGCCCCGCTGGACCGCTGAGACGTCGGCGTACTACGGCGGCAGCGGACGCGGTGGACAGGTACGCCGCGTCCACCTGATCCCGCCGGACGGCACGTTCCCGCGTCGCGGCGCACCGTCGGCGGCATGCGGTCAGTCGTGGTGGGAGAGCACCAACGCGCCGATTGAGTGCTTGCCGTTCGGCGGCCCGCTGCCCCACGGCCTGACGTGGTGCCCGAAATGCCTCGGGGTCGCGGCGGACCGGCTCGGCTTGGCTGATCGCCTCGCCGCTCTCGTCGTAGAGGCGGTGGCACCGTGACCTATCAGAGGACCGGCGGGCACGCCAGCCCCGCAGCACCCGTGACCCAACTGCCGGCGGTACCCAGCGGTCCCGCTCAAGGCGCCATCCTGTCCCACTCCGACGTCCCCGGCCAGCCGCCGACCTGCGGCACCTGCGGCCAGTACCTGCCGTGGAATCCGCCGCTGTGCACCTGCGGCCACCCGGTCAGCGGCCACCACGAGACCAGCGGCAAGGCGGTCACCTACTGCTGCATCGCCGACGAGCGCGGTCCGTGTGACTGCAGCCGGTATGAGCACGCCGTCGATGGCCACTACGGCCCGAGGGCGGTGACCTCGTGACGACCCCCGCACTGTTCCCCGACGAGCGCGAGCCCGACATGTACCGGGCGGCCACCATCTCCGCCGACCGGCTGTACCGCTACAGCCTCACCCGCCGCTGGGCCGACGCCGGCCCCATCGCCACGTTCCTCATGCTCAACCCGAGCACAGCGGACAGCGAAGTGGACGACAACACGATCCGCCGCGACATCGGTTTCGCCCGCTCCTGGGGCTGCGCCGGCATGCGGGCGCTGAACCTGTACGCCTACCGGTCCACCAGCCCACGCGTCCTGTGGACAGTGCCGGACCCGGTCGGGCCGGAGAACGACGCCCACCTCACCCGCGCCGCCCAGCGTGCGCAGGACCGAGGCTGGCCGCTGGTCGCCGCGTGGGGCGCCAACGCCCGCCCCGACCGCGTCGCCGCCGTCCTGGCCCTGCCCGGCATGACCGCGCTGCAAGCCCTCGGCGTGACCAAGGACGGCGCACCCCGGCACCCGCTGTACCTGCCCGGCAACGCCACCCTCAGCCCGTGGCCGCCGCCGAACACCGGCCACTGCGACTGGTGCGGCACCGCCCAGGGCCTGACCCGCGCCGGCCTGATCGGCCCGCACGACTACGAGGACGGGCGCTGCAACGGCGCCGGGGGCCGGCCTGTCCGGTCGTCCACGTACGCGCCGCTCGGGACCACCGTCCACCACCTACCAGCGGGGGAGCCGCAGCCGTGACCACCATCGAGTGGACCCAGCGCACGATCAACCCATCGACCGGGTGCGATCAGGTGTCCCCGGGCTGCGACAACTGCTACGCCAAAACGATGGCGGCCCGGCTCAAGGGCATGGGACAGGCGAAGTACCAGACCGACGGTGACCCGCGTACCAGCGGTCCCGGGTTCGGGTTCGCCATGCACCCGGCCGCCATGCAGGCCGCGCTGAAGCGGAAGACGCCGACGACCTGGTTCGTCAACTCAATGTCGGACCTGTTCCACGCCAAGGCCACCCGGCCATTCCTGGCGCAGACCTTCGCCGCGATGTCCCTCACCCCGCAGCACACCTACCAGATCTTGACCAAGCGGCCACTGCGAATGCGCCGAGTGCTGGCCGACCCAGCGTTCCCCGAGATGGTCACCCGCTCACTCCTGACGGAGCCGGCATTCTCCCTGCTTGGTCGCTGGCCCGTGCCGGAGGGTGGCATCCCGTGGCCGCTGCCAAATGTGCATCTTGGCGTCAGCGTGGAGGACCAGGAGCGCGCCGAGGAACGCATCCCGCACCTACAGGACACACCGGCCGCAGTGAGGTTTCTGTCCTGCGAGCCGCTGCTCGGCCCGCTGGCGCTGCGCGAGCTGTACCCGGTGCCGGGGCGCGCGGGGTTCCGGGCGCTGCTCTTCAACGGCAGCGTCCTCGGCGGCAACATCCACTGGGTCATCGTCGGCGGTGAGTCCGGCCCTGGTGCGCGGCCGATGCGGACCGAGTGGGCACAGCGCATCGTGGACGACTGCCGCGCCGCCGGAGTCCCGGCCTTCGTGAAGCAGTTGGGCACCGTCCTCGGCGGCAAGAACCACCACGACATCGACACGTTCCCCGCCGGGTTGCAGCACCGGGAGTACCCGACGGCGGTACCGGTATGACCGCCACAACGACGACCACGTACCTGTGCGGCATCGAGTCCCCCAAGGTGCACGCCGTGGCAGGGGCCGATAGCCCGCGCGCGGTCTGCGGAGCGCCGTACCGTTTCGCGTCGAAGTGGGGCGAGTACCGCGATGGCGTACCCCGCTCGCTGCAATCCACCGAGCACCTGTGCCCGGCCTGCGCCTGGACGGTCGCGCTGGACCGCGGCACCACTGCGGCCGAACTGGAGCACTGGATCACCTGCGGCGCCGCCGGCCCTGCCGGCGACCTGGCCGCGCGGACCGCGCGAGTCATACTCGACAAGATCGGCCACGACCCCGAGGACAACGCGGCCGAGCTACGCCTGCTGGTTGCCGTCTCGACGCACTGGCCTGTGCAGCTGCTGCGTGAGGACTGCGCTGACGGCGAGTGCGACCACGAGCCTGTCGACAGGTGCGCTGACCTGTTTGGTTCCGCTGCTTGCGGGGCGTGCTCGGTGCTCGCTGGCCCCGAAGCGGGGGAGTGGGAGGGTCAGTACGAGGTACCGGTCACCGCGCCGTGCTCGGCACTGACCGCCATAGCGGCGCACATGAACGTCAGTGAGGTGCCCGCATGACCTCCGCCGAGCCACCTGCCCGTGGATCACCAGCATCCCCGAGCTCGCCGTCTGCCTCGACCCCGGCCAGCCCGAGCCGACCGCCGAACAGCTCGCCCAGGCCCGCGCGGAACTGTACACCCGGGCCGGTATCGACCTCACCGCCGAGCGGGTCGTCGGTGTCGGGTCGGTGTGCCGCCGGCAGGCCACCGGCGAGATCACCACCATCGTTGCCAGCCTCGCTGACGCGGGCATCCGGCTCCACGGCTTCGGGGTGAAAACCTTGGGTCTGCGGAAGTACTGGGACTACCTGACTTCCGCCGACTCCCTGGCCTGGAGCTACGGCGCCCGCCGAGCGGCCCCGCTGCCCGGCTGCCTCACGCACATGAACTGCGCCAACTGTGCCCGGTACGCCCTCGCGTGGCACCTGAAACTACAACGGGAGCTGGATGCGATGCCGCGCAGTTTGTGGAGTCTGGAGGCCGCGTCGTGACCCCCCGGACCGCCCGGGGCAGCTACGCCCACCACACCGCCCCGGCGGGCGAGACGCGCGACTGGCGAAACGGTGCCCTCTGCCGAGGAGAGGACCCGGAGTTGTTCTTCCCGATCGGCTCCACCGGTCCCGCCCTGCTGCAGATCGAGGAGGCGAAGGCCGTCTGCCGGCGCTGCCCTGTCGTGTCGGAGTGCCTGAGCTGGGCGCTTGACAGCGGTCAGGACGCGGGCGTCTGGGGCGGCATGAGCGAGGACGAGAGGTGCGCGCTCAAGCGGCGACCACGTCGGCCGGAACGCACGCCGGTCGAGGTGATCGCCGACCTCGCCGCCCGGGGCAGCTCCGACCCGGAGATCGCCCACACCCTCGGCGGGGACTGGACCGCACCCCGGGTAGCTGAGACCCGCCGTACCGCCGGTATCCCGGCTGGGCGCTACGTGCTGCAGGACGCGGCGTGAGCGGCTACGCGGAGTTCCTGGAACGCAAGACGCAGGCCAACACCGCGGCCGGGTTCGAGCCGCTGTGGATGCCCGACTTCCTGTTCGACTTCCAGCGCGCCCTGGCCGAGTGGGCTATCCGCATGGGCCGCGATGCGTTGTTCGTGGACTGCGGGCTCGGCAAGTCCCCGATGCTGCTGGTGTGGGCGCGCAACGTCTACCTCAAGACAGGCAGGCCGGTGCTGGTCGCCACCCCGCTTGGGGTGGCCGCTCAACTGCTGGCCGAGGCCGCGAAGTTCGCGGTAGAGGCCGCGGTCTCCCGCGACGGCAGCGTGCCGGCCCCGATCGTGATCACCAACTATGAGCGGCTCCATCACTTCGACCCGGCCAAGTTCGGCGGGATGGTGTGCGACGAGAGCTCGATCCTGAAGAACTTCGACGGCGCCACCAAGGCAGCGGTCACCGAGTTCATGCGTACCCTGCCGTACCGGCTGCTCGACACCGCCACCGCCGCGCCGAACGATTACGTCGAGCTCGGCACCAGTAGCGAGGCGCTGGGTTACCTCGGATTCACCGACATGTTGTCTAGGTTCTTTATCAACGCCCAGGGCAACTCCACCAGCACCCGGGCCGCATACCGCGGCCAGGCTGGCCGCGGTGTGCACCAAGGCTTCTGGCGGTTCAAGGGCCACGCCGAGGAGCCGTTCTGGCGGTGGGTGACCTCGTGGGCGCGTGCCATACGACGACCCTCCGACCTCGGGTACGACGACACCGGGTTCGCCCTGCCGCCGCTGGAGTACCGGCAGCATCTCGTCACCCCGCGCAGCGCCCCGGAGGGGGTCCTGTTCGAGCTTCCGGCGGTCGGGTTGCAGGAGGAGCGGGAGGAGCAGCGCCGGACGCTCACCGAACGCTGCGAGGCCGCGGCCGTCGCGCTGGCCGACGCTGACCCCGCGGTGGCGTGGTGCCACCTCAACGATGAGTCGTCCCTCCTGACCTTGCTGGCCGCCGGTGCGACCGAGCTCCGCGGCGCCGAGCAGGTGGAAGCCAAGGAGGAGAAGCTGGCCGCGTTCGCCGCCGGCCAGATCCGGGTTCTAGTCACCAAGCCGTCGATCGCCGGCTGGGGCCTCAACTGGCAACACTGCCACCGCATGTCCTACTTCCCCTCCCACAGCTACGAGCAGCGTTACCAGGCCATCCGCCGGTTCTGGCGGTTCGGCCAAACCCAGCCGGTGATCGTGGACGACATCACCACCCCCGGTGGCCGCGCGGCCCTGGAATCCACCCAACGCAAAGCCGTCCAGGCCGACCGCATGTTCGACGCCCTCGTGGCCCACATGCGCGACGGCATGACCCTGCGCCGCAACGACCGATACGACACCACCGTGGAGGTGCCGCAATGGCTGGCGTCCTAGACCAGCAGATCACCGACCGGTGGGCTGTCTACAACGGCGACTGCCTCGAAGTGATGGCGTCGCTACCGGCCGAGTCGATGCACCTGTCGGTGTACAGCCCTCCGTTCGCCACCGAGTCCGGTGGGGCGCTGTACCACTACTCCAGCAGTGATCGGGACCTGAGCAACGCCCGTACCTACGCCGAGTTCCTGGAGCACTACGGGTACGTCATCGAGCAGATGTACCGGCTGACCTTGCCGGGCCGTATCAGCGCCGTCCACTGCAAGGACGTACCGCTCTCCAACACTGGTCGCGGCGACACGATCTCGGATTTCCCGGGCGACATCATCCGGCTACACAGGAAGATCGGGTTCGGCTACGCCGGCCGCCGAACCATCTGGAAGGAGCCGCTGGCCGAACGGAACCGCACCCTCACCAAAGGACTGGCGCACCGCACCATCGTGGACGACTCCACTCAGTCGATGGTGGCCAACGCCGACTACCTGATCACCTTCCGCAAGCGCGGCGACAACCTCATCCCCGTCACCCACCCGACCGGCCTCATGGAGTACGCCGGCGCCCGCAAGCCCCCGGCCGAGGTGCTGAAGTTCCGGGGCTGGACCGGCGACCAGAAGCTCAACCGCTACTCGCACTGGATCTGGCGGCAATACGCCTCGTCGGTGTGGGGCGACATCCGCGGCAACCAGGGTGACCGCCGGCTGGACGAGGGCTCGGTGCTGCCGTACCGGGAGTCCCGCGAGGAGGAGGACGAGAAGCACGTCCATCCGCTCCAGCTCGACGTCATCACCCGGGCGGTGGTGCTGTACACCAACCCGGCCGAGCGGGTGTTCACCCCGTTCATGGGAGTCGGCAGCGAGGTGTACGAGCCGGTGCGGCAGGGCCGGTACGGACTCGGCGCCGAGCTGAAGCCGGCCTACTACCGGCAAACGCTGAAGAACCTGGCCGCGGTGGACCAGCACAGCGCCGCCACTGACGAGCCTGCGCTGTTCGAGTCAGAGCCCGGCGAGGTGTCGGCATGACCCGCCCGGTGATCTCCCACGCTAGGATGGCCGAGCCCTCATATGGGCGGGACCGCGCTGGTGCTAGCAACACCGCGCGGCCCCTGGACCTCCCACCGTATACCCGGAAGGAGGCCGTGGTGTTGCATGCTCGCACATCGCTGCCTTGCGTATCACCCCGGCATATGGCCCGGCCGGCATGACCGGCCCGGACAACGTGGTCCCGCTACCGCGACCCGCCGCAGCGGCTGAGGGTGACCGGATCCGGCTCGGCCTGTCGATCCTCCAACACCGCCGGTTCTGCACCCGCTGCCAGCCTCACGTCCAGGACGCGGTACGTGCTCTCGCGGGGGAGAGCATCGAGGACATCGCCGACCGCGGGGGGCGGTAGATGGCCAACGGCGAGATCCACCTGGAGCTGTCGGTCAACTTCGCCGACGACCCGAAGGTGGCCGCCCTCGCCCGATGGCCGAAGGACGCCCGGGCGGCGCGTGACCTGTACGTGCAGATGGCCTTGTACGCCAAGCGGAACCTGACCGACGGGTTCGTACCTGTCGAGCAGGTCGGCGTGCTGTGCTACCCCGACTCGCCGAGGGTCGGCGAGCGGCAGGTCGGGCTGCTGGCCCAAGTCGGGCTGATCGCGGCTACCGACGACGGCTTCTTCGTGTCCGCGTTCCTGAAGCGCAACCGGTCCCGCGCCGAGGTCGAGGCCCTATCCGCGACCCGCGCTGAGAGTGGCCGCAAGGGTGGCACGCGAAGCGGTTCGGTTCGCAAGCGCGAAGCACCCTCGAAGCAAGTTGGTAAGCAAAGTGCTAAGCAGGTTGCTTCGGTCGGCTTGAACACAGAGACAGAGACAGAGACAGAGACAGAAGGACAGCAGGACTATCGTCCTGCTGCCGACGACTCCGCGTCGGCGCCACCCGGACCGCTGAGCGTCACCCAACGATCCAAGCGCCTGACCGACGCCTACGCCGAGGTCGAACCGATGTGCAAGTGGCCGGCCGTCAACGGCGTGGTCATGAAGGCGATCCACGCCGAGAAGTGGGCCGACGACGAGATCCGCGCCGCCCTGCTGCGCCTCGCCGCCGACGGCCGCGGCGTGACCGTGGAGACGCTGCGGACCGAACTCGTCGGGCTGCCACCGCCGCGCAACGGCGCGCGCCACCCACCCGGCGCCTCCGAACGCTTGGCGCCGACCGCCGACCTGATCGCCCGTCTCGAAGCACAGGGGGCCCGATGAACCTCGCAGACACCGGCCGCGTGCTGGCGAAAGCCCAGCTCCTCGACGGCCGCCGCCCGATCCCCGAGGAGGCCGACGTTGCCGCGTGGCACGAGATCATCGGCCGGTACACGCTGACCGACTGCCTCGACGCGGTGGCCCAGCATCACAGCCAGTCGACGGACTGGCTGACCCCGGCGCACCTGGTGGCGATGGTGGACGTGCGCCGCCGTGCCCGGATGGACCGTTGCACCGCGCTGCACCCGAACCGGCCGTTCGCGTTGACCCGCAACGAGCACCGGCAGGAGATCCCCGCCGACCAGTCGGACGTGGAGCGCTGGCTAGGCGAGCAGCGCGAACTGGCGAGGCTGGTCCTCGACGGCGAGTGGGGGCCGGCCGACGTGGACGCCTACCGGGCCTCCGGGCTGGACCTCGCCGACTACCGCCGCCGCCAGCTCGGCCGGGCGTCGCAGCGGGCGGTGACCCAGTGACCGCCGCGCAGGACATCGGCCGGCAGACCGGCGCCGAGGAGATCCTGATCGGCACTCTCATGCACGCCGGGGCCGCAGGGCTGGAGCAGTGCCAGACGGTGCAGGAAGCCGACTTCGAGCTGACGGTCCTCGGCGCGCTACTGACCGCGCTGCGCCGCGCCGCGGCCGCCGGCTCGCCGGTGGACCCGTTCGTGGCGCGCGCCGAGTGGGAGCGCTGCGGCCTACTGGTGCCAGCGGAGCGAGGCAACGCCGCGGCGTACCTGTTCGATCTGTACCAGCTTGGCGCCGCAGTCGGGTCGCTCGGCTGGTACGCCGGGCAGGTCGCCGCCGCCGGCCGGCTCCGCAGGCTCGCCGAGGCCGGGCACCGCATCGAGCAGACCGCGACTGCGGCCGGCGCGTTCCCCGACGACCTCGCACACGCCCTGACCCGCGCCCGGCAGGACATCGACGCTATCGCCCCCGTCCACACCCGGGAGCGGCTGCGGATCGTCGGCGAGCACATGGGTGAGACGATCGACCTGATCGGCACCGTCCCGGACGGGTTCATCCGCTCGCCGTGGCCGGACCTGGACCACATCATCACTGGCTTCTACCCGGACCGGTTGTACATCTTCGCCGGCCGGCCGGGCGGTGGTAAGTCGATCGTCGGCGCGCAGGTCGCCAAGCACACCGTCGACCACCGCCGCGGCGGCGAGCACCTAGCCGCGTACGTCGCGTCGCTGGAGATGGGCCAGCACGACTACAACCAGCGGCTGCTGTCGATGGTTGGCGGGATCAGCCTGACCGACCTGCAGATCGGCCGGCAGCACGTGCCGGAAGACACCGTCCGCCGCGCCGTTGACGTGCACGTGTCGCTGCTGGACCTGCCGCTGTACGTGGACTGCACCGAGCAGCAGACGGTGGAGGACATCTGCGCGAACGCCCGTGACGTCGCCGCCCGGCACCCGCTGGGCATGGTGGTGGTCGACTACCTCCAGATCGTCGCCGACGAGGCCGCGACCCACCGGTCGCGGGAGCGGGCCCGGTACGAGCAGGTGGGTCGAAACGCGCTGCGGCTGAAGGAACTGGCGAAGGAGCTGCACGTGCCGGTGGTGGCGCTGGCGCAGGTCGGTCGCGCTGCCGACACCCGCCGGCCGATGCTCAGCGACCTGCGCGAGTCCGGCGACATCGAGAACCATGCCGACGTCGTGGTGTTCCTGCACGACCCGAAGGAGGAGGAGCGCGCCGGCGAGGTGGATGTGATCGTGGAGAAGAACCGGCACGGCCCGAAGCACTGCACGGTGACGATGGCGATGTACGGGCACTACTCCCGGCTGGTGTGCATGAGCCAGCCGATGCCGCCCGCGGCGAAGCGGTACTGGGACGACATTGAGCGCGAGGCGTCCTGATGGGCGAGTTCAAGGCCCCGGCGAAGCTGACCCGCATCCACGTGCACCGTGTCGTGGTGGACGGCGAGGTCCGGGAGGTCACCTCGAACCTGACGCTGGCGGACCTGGCCGAGTATGGGCGTGACCTGTCGTGGCTGGAACGTCTGGCCCGGGAGTACGGCCGGCCAGTGCTGGACGGTGCGGCGTGAGCGCCCCGGCTGGCGTGGATGTGGACCGGCTTCCGCTGACCCAGTACCTCGTGCTGGAGGTGCTGGCCGCCCGGCACCGGCTCGGCGAGCACGGCTGGACCTTCCCGACGTCGGCAGGCAAGGCGGTGGACGCTTTGGCGCGGCTCGGGTTGGTGAGGGCGACGTCGGGTGTCATGCCACGGACGCTGCTGGTGTGGCTGACTGACGCGGGGCGATCAGCGGCACTTGACCCGACCTACGTGCCGCCGATCGAGCGGGGCGGTGCGGCGTGAGCGGGCACTGGCCACCGGCGCTGCCGTATCCGTGGGATGCGCACGGCACCCGGCTCGTTTTGAAGACGCCGGAGCCCGGCACGCTGGTCGCCTTGCGGCACATGGTGTGGCGGGTGGTCGAGATCCGGGACTATCCGGCCGACCTTCAGGACGTCAAGCGCCCGAAGGTCCACGTGATCCTGCGGCCGGCGGGCCGTGGTGACGATGTCAGGGACCGCGACTACGACGTGAGCCTGTCGGTCAGCGTGTACATGGAGTGGCAGGTGTACGAGGACGGCCACTACCCGGCGTGCGTGGAGTGCGGCGAGCCGACGCCGTGCCGGGACACGATGGCGCGCCGGGAGGCCGAGAAGTCAGCGTCGCGGGCCGCTGCGAAGGCCGCGAAGGCGGAGCTCGGCTGCATGGCCTGCGGCGAGCCGGTCACGACGCGGCAGAAGTCGGTCGTCTTCGACGGCATGAACCTCGACGCGCCCACGGCGCCGAGCCCGGTGTTCCACCTGCGCGCCCAGTGCTTCCACTGGGCGATCAAGTACGAGCGGCACTGGGTGCCCGCCGAGCCGGGACGGCGGTGGCGGCTGCAATGCTCGGGCGAGAACCGCCGGCACGAGGACGGCTGGGAGTGCACCCAAGCTGCGGACTGCCCCGGCGCTGATGCGTACCACCGGAACCGTGTGTGGTGCGCCCACCAGGAGACCCGCTGCCTGCGTTGCGTTGACGCCCGTGCGGCCGGGCTGGCGGTGAAGGGGCTACCCGGCGACCCGAAGCCGCGCCGCCGGCCGCGCCCGGCCAAGCCGACCGCCCCGGCGGGCTACGTCGTGCCGGCGGCGAAACTCGGCGCGGTCGTGCACGTCACCGACGCGAGCCGGCCGGAGTGTCCGATGCCGGTGAAGCTCGAAGGCCGGGCGGTTGTGGCGCAGTACCCGCCCGGCGCTGTCCTCGGCCACACGCTGTGCGACCTGGAGATGCTGGCCGAGGACGCCTGGGTGAGCTACCGCGCTGACCCAGCGGCGGACGGGTCGCTGTGCGGTGAGTGCGGCAAGCGTGCCGGCGTTGCGCTGGACCAGCGGGAGGCGTCGTGACCGCCCGCCAATATCTCACCGGCTTCTGCGGCACCGGTCAGCATAAGGTGTGCCGGCTGCGGTGGTCCGGGCCGTGCGCCTGCCCCTGCGGACACCCGATGCCCGCGTTCGGCGACGACCGACCGACCGCAGTGTCTCTGTTCGCCGGCGTGGGCGGTATCGACGCCGCGCTGGAGCGGGCCGGGTTCCGGGTCGTCGCTGCGGTCGAGATCAACCCGGCGGCGCGCGGCGTCCTGCGCGAGCGGTTCCCCGACGTGATTCTGTTCAACGACGTGACCGAGGTGAGCGGTGCCCAGCTTCGAGCAGCCGGATTTGTGGCCCGCGGAGGACCGCACGAGGAGACCGAGACGGGGAGTAGGTGGGTGGACGGTGGCTGAGCTTGTGGCGTGGGGGATCGCAGCGGCGTGCACGCTGTCGGCGACGTGGCGGGAACGACGTAAGGCCCGGCGAGGGGAGCGGCTATGACCGCCGCGCCGGTCCACGGCGAGGTCGTCACGCTGGCGGTGGCTGAGCAGTTTGACCCCGCCCATATGGATGGGGATCTACCTGCAACCTGCGACTGGGGTGGCTGCGACAACTGGACCGCCGTGGCCCGCTGGAGCCCGGCCGTGGTGCGGTATCTGGCGGCGTGTTGGTCGTGTGCGTACGGCCCGCATGAGCACGCCTGGCACGACGACGGGGAGCGGCGATGACGGTGGTGCTGGAACTCAGCGTGCACGACCCCGACTGCCGGCAATGGCGCGGCTCCTCGGTCCTGTGTGACTGGATACGGGCGCTCGGCGTGGACCCGGGTGTGGTGTTCGGGCTCCGCGTCCTCGCCGACGGTGACGGCCACGTCGAGTTTGACCGCTACGCCCTCCGTGACGGCCGGCGGTACATGGACCCGGCCACGCGGGAAGCGGCGGTGGAGCCGGTGTTGGTGGTGCCGCTGACCGCGCCTGTCCCTGCTGAGCTGTTGGCACTCGGGGGGCGGCGATGACGGACACTCCGGCAGGCAACTGGGTCAGTGGCCGGTCGGCGACTCCGGTCAACCGCTGCGTTCTCCCACCGGTTGGTGCGCACGGCTCGATCTGGCGCTGCGCCTGCCGCCGCTTGTGGCGGGTCGGGGACGCTTGCGATTGGTGTGACGCGTACGGCGTCGGGACATACACCCGGGGGCAGTGCATGGTCGGTGCGAAGTGGCGGCCGGCGACGGCTTGGCAGCGGTTCCGGTACTGGAGGTCGCCATGACGGACACCCTGTGCGTCGTCCCGCACCACCACGACCCAGAGCGTCCGCGCCGTGCCCTGGACGGCCTGCTGGTGTGCGCCGGCCATGAGGCGGGCCTGTCCAGGTGGCTGCGGCAGTTGGCGCCGCTACACGCTGTCCTGGAGTACGCGCTGGCCACCGGGGACCTGTCCGGTGGCCCGGTGGTGTCCGGCACCCGCGATGTCGGCCTGGACCTGCGAACCCAAGTCAGTACCGTCCGGGACGCGATCCGGCACAAGCTGGCCACCTGGGCGCTGATGGTTGCCGAGGAGGCGAAGGCGACCGCCCCGGACCTGTCCCCGGAAGCCCGGCCTGCCGCCGTGCTGGTGCCGCGACGCCGCAAGTACAACGTCATCAACCCGCGCACCGGCAAGGTCGAGATGATCACCCGCCTGACCGCCATCCCGCGCGAGGTGACCGAGGTCCAGGTGCTCACCGACTGGCTGACCACGTGGCATCCCTGGCTGTTGGCTCAGGCGTACGTGGACGACTGGGCGCAGGATCTGGCTGATCTGCATTCGGTGGCATGGTCGTGCGCGTACCCGTCGGGCCGGACGTGGCATGTCGTCGCGGACTGTCCCGCTGCCGGCTGCGGGGGCCGGCTGCGGGCCACGGTCGGCTCCTGGGACGAGCTGCTCCCGGACCGGGTGATCTGCACCGACGACCCGGACCACACCTGGATGGCCGACACGTGGCGGGCGCTGCGCAAGACGCTGCCCGGCCGGCAGGAGTGGCTGACCATGGCCGCCCTGTCGCAGCTGCACGGTGTGGCGCTGTCCACCCTGTACCGGTGGGCCACCGAGGACCGCTGGCAGGTCCGCCGCTGGACGACCGTGGGTTGGGTGAGCGTGGGCCGCCCCTCGATGCTGTACTGCGCCGAAGAAGTGGACGCGGCGGTGACAGCCCGGCGCGCCGCGCTTGACGAACGGCCCACCGCGTGAGAAAAAGATCACCGTAGGGTGTTTGAGCTGTCTGAGAGATCAGAACGCCAGCGCCCCGAAGCCTCGAGCCATTCGACCCGGCCCGGGGCTTCCTGCTGTCTGACCCCCCCTTTCCCAGGGACGCGGCAACCCTGCGGACCCCCCGTGCTGCGGGGTTGCCGCCTAGCCAAACCCGGGACACCGAAGTGAGTCCGCCGTCAGGGATCGCCGCGTAGAGCCTGGAGGGCTGCCCGCTTATGCCACACCCGACCCGGAAGACCGGTCGCCGCCCACCGATCCCCGGCCGCGCCGCAGTCCCGTTCGGCCGGTTCCTCACCGCCGCCCCCGAACACCCCACCGTCGATCTCGACGCCGGCCAGTTCGACTACCCGATGGACCTCAACGACGCTTGGGGCGACTGCGTCGTCGCCTGCTGGGACCATGTCCTCCAAGCCATCCACACCCTGCTCGGCGGCTCCTACGCAAACCTGACCGAGCAGCAGATCCTCGACCTGTACCGCACCCAGAACCCCGACTTCGACCCGGCCGGCACCGCAGACACCAACGGCCCCGGGTCGGCCGCGGACGGCGGCATGGTGATCCAGACGTTCCTGGAGCACTTGGTGGCCACCGGGCTGATCCTCGGGTTCGCGAAGGTAGACCACCGCGACGCGCAGGAAACGCAGGCCGCCGTCTACCTCGGCCTCGGTCTGATGGTCGGCTGCGTCGTGGATCAGGCGCAGATGACCGACCAGTTCGATGAAGGTGTATGGGACTACGCGCCGGGGTCACCGGAAGAGGGCGGCCACTGCATCGCCCGGGTCGGCTACGGTGGCGCCCGCTGGCGTGACGTGTCGTGGGCGAAGCTGCTCCAGGTCACCGGCAGCTTCGACGCCCATCAGGTCGAGGAACTGTGGTTCGTGCTGGTGCAGGCGCATGTGGACCGGCCGGACTTCCGTGCCCACTTCGACCTGCCAGGGTTTGCCGCCGCGGTCAAGCAGATCACGGGTGGCAAGGTCGTCATCCCGGTGTCCCCGACGCCCGCACCCACTCCGACGCCGACCGACGCCGACCAAGCCTTCGCCGCGGTCCTGCACCCGTGGGTGATCGAGCGCCACCACGGCGGCAACAAGCACGCCGCGGACGCCGCCAAGGTGTGGCTCGCGGCGAGGGGGCTGTGACATGACCGTCACCCACCCGCTGTACCTCTTCCTGCTCCTGCTGGCGCTGGTGCTGTTTCTGTTGGCTGCGTTCAACGTGTCCAGCGCCCGCATCAACCTGCTCGGCGCCGGACTGGCCGCATGGGTGCTGGTTCAGGTGCTGACCTCGCTGAGCATCGGCTGATGGCGTGGTGGCTGTGTCCTAACTCGCCGCGTTGCCCGCACGGCTCCGTGCTGCACGACGTGTATGACTACGAGGACGAGTCACCGCGATGCTGCGTGGACGGCTGCGGCTGCGGCGATGCCATGGTGCAGGTGGTCAAAATGACGCCCGTGTCGGTGCCGTACCCGATTGATGCCGAGCACCCCCCGCCCGTGGACTTCGACGACTGAGCCTATGGACTGCATCCTCTGCTGGCTGGGCCTTCACCGCTGGAACGGTGTGGTCTGTGACCGCTGCAACTACTGCTGGGTCAAGTAATGGCCCGGGACAACCGCACGATGCGCCAGTCCCGCCGCACCTACCGCCGCCAGCGCTGCACCTACACACTCCCGGACGGCTTCCGCTGCCGGGCATGGCCGGAGCAGGACAGCGACCGGTGCAAGCTACACGCCGAACCAGCCACCTCGGGGCCTGCAACACCTCCACCTGAACCACCAGGAGGCCCGCCATCCCCGCCACCCCTGCCTACATCGACCTCGGTGACGCCGCCCTGCTGATCGAGGTCCGCATCCCGCCCGGCCGCTTGGACGTGGCCTGGCGGATCGGCCCCGTCGCCGAGCAGCGCACACCGGCCACCCCACGACCCGCCGCAACCCCCTCGACACGGAAGGCCACCCCCGCCATGAGCTTCACCCTGACCGACAACCAGCAGGTCTCCTTCGCCGTCGCCGGCAAGGATGCCCGCGGCAACCCGGCCCCGCTGACCGGCACTCCGGTGTTCGCCGTTGACAACACCAACGTGCTGACCCTCACCGACAACGGCGACGGCACCGGCACGGTCGCCGCGACCGGCACGCTCGGCACCGCGGTGCTCAGCGTCACCGACGCCGAGACCAGCGGCGACCAGTTCGCCGGGTCGGTGAGCATCGACGTGCTCGCCGGCAGCGTGACCGCGGTGGAGATCGACCTGGGCACGGCGCAGGACCAGCCGGCATGACCAGCTGGCGGTGGCTGGCGGTCACAGCACTGTCCGCCGCCGCCATCCTGGGTGTAGCCGGGACGGCGGTGGCGCTGTCCCGGCCGCAGGTGGCCGACTCCGGCCAGCAGTCCCAGCTGGACCGCATCGACGGCAACGCCTACCAAGCCTGCCTGTTCGGCGCAGGCACGGCCGCCCCTCGCCGCGTTCTGTGTACCGCCCCGCCGACCGTGCCCCCGACGACTCCACCCCCGCCCACCACGAGCAGCGCGCCGGCTACAACCACACCGCCTCCTACATCCCCCGCGGGCGGTTGTGCGTGGCCGGCGTGCTTCCCCACAGCGGCCACGACCGGCGTGCCGCTCGGCGTGCCCCTGACCACGGTCTCCGGGGACGTGCACCTGGTTGCCGGCGCGACCCTGGACAGTCGGGACGTCCAGGGCTCGCTGATCATCGATGGCGACAACGTGCACGTCACCCGCACCCGTGTCCACGGCGTGGTGTTCAACGGCGAGCACACCGGAACCCAGCTCACCGATACCGAGATCACCGCGAACCCGGGTCAGAGTTGCAGCACAGGCGACTTCCCGCCGATTACCGGAGGTAGCTACAGCCTGCTGCGCGTCCACGTCCACAACTGGCAGGACGGCCCGCGCACCAGCGCCGGCACGGTCACGATCACCGACTCGCTGTCCGACGGGCTGTGCTTCGCCAGCGGCGAGCACCCGGACGGCGTCCAGCAGTACGGGCCTGGCAGCACCGTCCATGTCACCCTGGACCACGACAGCCTGTCCGGGTGTGCGGGCAACAGCACGGACAAGGGCAACAGCGCCCTGTTCTGGAGCGACCACCCGGGCCCGAACAGCACGCTGACGGCCGTCCACGACCGCTTCGCCTGCGGCCAGTTCACGGTCCGCATCAACGACACCGGTAGCGGCATCTCGGGCAACTACCCGGGCGTGGTAGCGGACATCCGGGACAACACGGTGGCCGCCGGGACGTGGCAGTTCGGGCTGGCCGAATGCGCCAACGCGCACGCCTACGACGGCACCGACGGAGTGCAGTGGAGCGGCAACGTGCTTGACACCGGGCAGGCCATCGCCTCGCCATGCACCTGACCGGAGAGCCCCGGGCCGGTCCTTCTCCCGTCCTAGGCGGGATAGTCGAGAGCCGTGCGCTCACCGTCAAGGCGCCCGCCCATCCTGCGGCGAGAGCCCTGGTATAGCACCCAGGGGCGGTGGGCCTCCGGTCACCCAGCCGTGAGCTGGAGGAATGTGTGTGAGCTACGCCCGGCGTGCCGACCCGGGCAGCGACATCTACCTGTACATGCACGTCGACGGCTACCTGGAGTGCAACAGCTGCTCTCTGGCAGCACCTCCACAGCACTCGTTCCGCGGCCATAACACGGGCGAGATGATCAGTCATCTGGGTGAGCACCTCAGCGCGGGCCACCGGGTACCGGGCCACGTCATCCCGGAACTGCTGGCTGACGACGACGACAACTTCCCCACCGACCGGACCACCAGAGGGAGAGAAGCCGGCATGACCTCCGAGCACGATGCGCTGGTCTCAGCCCTCGCCACCGCCGGCGTGGTCCCGCCCGGCTCCTCGATCCGCCGCATCGTGGTGGAGGTGGACGACGGCCACGGCGGCCTCGCGCCCGGCTCCATCGAATCCGTGGCCGCTACCGGCCCGCAGGTCTGGGGCTTCTCGGTGACCATCGACTGGTCCGGCGCCGAGACCCCGACCCCGCGGACCAGCATCCCCGACCTCACCGCCGACCAGGCCACGGTCACCACCACGACCATCGCCGACGACGGCCTGTCGGTGCTGTACGCGGGGCAGATCACCGCCGAGGACCGGCAGTCCGCCAGCGACACCCTGATGGCCGCCGCTGAGGTAGTGGCTGAGGGTGCTACTCCGAGCGTGCCCGGCTGGGGTACGAGCTGCTCGGTGTGGCAGTAGCCCACGCTATGGCGCACAGGTGACCGTGTGCCGCTGCGACCCTGCCTCGGTGGTGGCCGGCACGAACCCGGCCACACGCTGGTCCGCGACGGCAACCGCTGTCCCGACTGCGAGGCCGAGAGGCAGCGGGCCAAGGACGCCCGCCGACCGGAGCGCCGCACCTGGGCCGAGCAGCAACGCCGACGGCAGGCAGTCGCCGACCACGTCAGTGTCTACGGCTGGCTGTGCCCCGGAGCAGTGGACCTGAACCACGCACCACACCCGAGCGCCGACCTGACTGCTGACCACATGGCTACGGTGGCGCAGGGTGGGGCAGAGGCCGGTGCACTACGGGTGCTGTGCCGCTCAGCCAACAGCAGACGCGGCGCGACAGCACACAGAGTGACCTGAGTCTCCAGATCCTCGGGCCGAGGCCGGCCGCGAGTCACACACCGTGACCCCCGGGGTCAATGTCGTGATCAACAGGCCCTGCCTCGCCCCCGCGTCCCGGCCCCCCGATCCGTGGTACCACGACTGGCCCGTTTCGCCTGTGGCCAGTTTCTGCCTGGAGGGGCGCATTTCCGGTCGGAGGTGTTCATGCCGCGCACGAAGAAGCCGGCCGGGTCGACAGTGGACCGCCGCAACGGACGCCGCGTGGACCTGACCGCGGTGGCCGGGCAGCGGTTCGGGGCCCCGCCGGACATCTGCGATGAGGCCGTGGCCGCCTGGGACTCGTACTGGGCCGATGCGGTGGCCTCGGTGGGCACTCCGGTGGACCGGGCGCTCCTGGTGCGGTGGGTGACGGAGCTGGACCGGTACCTGCGGACGGTTGCTGAGGCGGACCGGAATCCGGTGGTGGCCGGGTCTACGGGGCAGGACGTCGAGAACCCGCTGTACAGGATCGCGTACCGGGCGCTGGATGTGGTGGAGCGCTGCGAGAGGCAGATCGGCGCGGGCGGGTTGAACCGGTCGAACCTGGGCATCGCGGTGCTGACCGAGCGGCGGTCGCTGGCGGACATGAACGCACGGTACGGGGGTGGCGATGTCCGCTCCGACCAGGCCGCGGTCGCGGCGCCGGACCCGCGGGTCATCGAAGCCGGCACCTGATCCGGGCTGCCAGGGCTGCGGGTGGCGGCCCGCGGCGGGGGTGTTGTGGCCGTCGCACGGCGACACGGCGGTGCGGTGGATCGAGGACAACTGCGTCTGCGGCGAGGGGGACTGGGAAGGCAAGCTGATCGTCCTGCGGGATGATCAGAAACGGTTCCTGTGGCGCTGGTACGAGTACTGCCCGGAGTGCGGGCAGTGGCACTACGACGAGGCGTTGCGCGGGGCGGCCACCGGCGATGGGAAGACGCAGTTCATCGCCGCGGTCGTCATGCTGGAATTCGCTGGGCCGAGCGAGATCGCGGTTCCGTCGCCGAACATCCCGATCGCCGCGGCGAGCTTCGAGCAGGCCGATCTGCTGTTCTCGGCGGTGGCCACGATGGCCGGCGGCCGGGACCAGCTCGCGGACGCCTCGCCGCTACGCGGGTTCTTCGAGGTGTACGACACCGAGATCAAGTTCACCGACGGCCGCGCGGGTCGGATCTTCCGGGTCGCGGCTGTGGCCGGCACGAACGAGGGCGGTCTGCCGACGCTGTTCGTGTGCGACGAGCTGCACGAGTGGGGCGAGGGCGGCGACAACCCGGACCGCAAGGCCCGGGTGAAGACGGTCATCGGGAAGTCGACCCGCAAACGCCGTACCCCGCGGGGCTGCGGCCGGCAGATCAGCCTGTCGACGGCCGGGTTCGACCTCGACCACTCCCTGCTCGGGGAGATGGTCAAGCTAGGTCGGCGGGTGATCCGGGACCCGCGGGTATCGCCCCGGTACCTGTTCGACTGGCATGAGGCGCCGGACGGCCTGGACTACCGGAAGCCCCGCGACCGGGAGATCGCTGTCCGCGCCGCCTCCGAGGCCGCCGGGGTGCTTTGGTCGGTGGTCGACCGGGTCAATGCGTGGGGCAAGCCGGACATGCCGCCGCACGAGTGGATTCGCTACTACGGCAACCGGTGGGTGGAACTGGCCGCGGACTCGTGGCTGAAGGACCACCCGGCCGCATGGGCTGACTGTCAGGGAACGTGGCGGTCGGACCCGACGAACCCGTTCACGGTCGCGGTGGACATGGCGCTGAAGCGGGACACGGTGGCGGTGGACCGGTGCGAGCTGCTGCCGGACGGCCGGGTGGCGGTAACGGCACGGATCTGGGCACCGGCTGGCGGTCGGATCGACCACGTGGACGTCTTCAAGCACGTGCGGGCGCTGGCTACCGGGCCGGGGTTCCGGGGCGTGGTGTACGACCCGCGGTTCTTCGAACTCCCGGCACGACTGCTCGAAGACGACGGCATCGAGGTCATCGAGTTCGACCAGTCACCGCAGCGGATGGCGCCCGCCTGTGGGCAGACCTTCGACCTGATCATTAACGGCCAGGTCGTGCACGACGGGGACCCGGAGTTCGCGGATCAGGTCAAGGCCGCGGTGAAGCGGGAACAGGAACGCGGCTTCACTCTCAGCAAGGGCAAGAGCCGCCGCCACATCGACGCGTGCATCTCGATGTGCATGGGCGTGTGGGTCCTGACCGTCGTCCCGCCGACGCCGTCGGCCGAGCCGGCCACCGCGAAAGCGACCGGAGGTAAGCCCGACGACCGGAGCATGTTCCGGCCGAGCTCGCGGCTGGGCATCTGAGGAGGCACCGTGGACCGCTACGACGTGGGCGAGTTCGCCGGTCTGGCCGGGCTGGTGGTGTTCGCGGGCCTCATCTGGTTGCCCGCAGCCCTACTGGTGGCCAGCATGGCGCTGCTGGTTGAGGTGAACCTGCGTTCCCGCAACCGTGCCCCGGTGCGCGCCAGTGTCCGCCCGTCACGTCTGGCGGCGGCCGCCCGGGCGCTTCGGTCGGCGTGGGTCGAGGCTCTCGATGAGGACGCCGCGGCGTGACGATCGCCCGGGCGCTGGCCCGTCGCACCGTGGAGGCTACCACGGGGCAGTTGGTGGCGACCGGCGCGGTGGGCAACTACGGCGTCGACCCGGTGGACGGGGATGTCGGGTTCAAGCCGCTGGGGTCGATCGGCCGGCAGATGCCTCCGTGGACCACCGAGAAGGCCCGCGCGAGCTCGGTGGCCGCGTACCGGGCCAACCCGATGGGCCGGGCCATCGTGGACACCTACACGTCGTTCATCGTCGGCGACAAGGGCGTGTCGTACCAGGTGACGAACCCGCAGGTGCGGGAGGTCGTGGACCAATTCTGGTCCGATCCGCGGAACAATGTCGGCGGCATCCAGGAACTGCTGCTGCGGGACCAGATCCTCAACGGCGAGTCGGCGCTGGAGATGCTGGAGGGCGCCGTCTCCGGGGTGGTGCGGTTCGCCCCGATGAACGTGACGGCGATCCAGCGGGTGTCGTGGCTGAACGGGAACCCGCTGTGGCCGGACGAGCTACTGGTGGCCGGGCAGGACGGGGAGTACCGGCCGTACAAGGTGGTGCAGGTCGACGACGCCACCGGCCTGCGGGCAGGCCAGGCACAGTTCTGGACGCCATGGAAGACGCTGGTCACCGACCAGCATTCGATGCCGTTCCTGACGCCGATCCTGGACTGGCTGGACAACTACGACCAGATCCTGTCCAACCTGATCGACCGGACCGCGCTGGCCCGGTATCTGGTGTGGGACGTCACGGTGAAGGGCGACCAGACCGCGGTGAATGCGTTCGTGGACGCCCGCGGCGGCCTCCACCCGCCACCGTCCGGGTCGGTCGAGGTGCACAACGAGAACGTCACGTGGGAGCAGAAGTCCGCGCCGTCCGGGGCGTTCGAGGACGCCGCCGCCGCCGGGTCCGCGCTCACCCTCATCGCCGGCGGGTCGGGGCTGGCGAAGCACTGGCTGGCCGAGCCGGAGCACACGAACAGGGCGACGGGGCAGACGATGGCCGAGCCGGTTCGGCGCCGTGTGCAAGGTGTGCAGAAGATGTGGCTGGGCTACCAGACCGAGCTGGTGCGGTTCGTGGTGGACCGGGCGGTCGCGGCGAAGCGGCTGCCGGAGATGGTGACCGCGGCGGACCCGAGGACGGGCCAGAGTTACCAGATCCGGGCGGCGCAGTGTGTGACCGTCACCGGCCCGGAGATCGCGGCGGCTGACGCGGAGATCACCGCGCAGGTGTTGTTGAACCTGTCCACGGGCCTGGAGAACCTGTCCTCGATCGGTGCCCTGTCCCCGGAGGCGACCCGGATCGCGGCCCGCAAGGCGTGGGAGGACTTCGTCGGCGTCCCGTACACCGCCGACCTGGACTCCCCGGACGCGAACCGTGACGACATCGCCACGGCCATCGACACCACACCAAAATCCCGCCGGCTCCAGCCGGTCGCTGGAACGCAGGGAGCGTAGATGAGCAGCAAGCTGAGCGGTCTGGATGTCGCCCACCTCCTGGGCATGAAGCAGTCGGAGGTGACCTCCTGGGACGGCACGACCGCCGTCCTGCTGGACGGCACCGAGTTCGAGTTGGACGGCACGGGTCGGTACCGGATGACCCGCTGCCCGGCGCTGCGGGACACCGCGGCGGCAGCCCGGTCGCGGGCGCTGCGGTCGTGGCAGACGGCACCGGTGGGCGCGGCACCGCCGACCGCCGCCGAACTGGACGACACCGGCCCGCAGGCCGCCGAGCCCGAGCCCACCCCCGACCCGGACCCTGCCGACAGCCCGCCGCCGGCGGACAAGCCCCGGCCGGCCCGCGGCGGTAAGACGCCGGCGAGCTGATGGCCGAGGACCCGACCGGCCACGACACGCAGACGTGCCCAGGGCTTCCGGCGTGCCCGCAGTGCGTCAGCGAGGCGATGCTGACCGGCTACCACGGCATCGCGGGGGAACACGGTCCGGAACTGTTCGTACCCAGCCAGAACGGGGTGATCGTGCGGCCGGTGACCTGTCCTGCCTGTGGCCACCTCTTCGCCCCGGTTGGCCCGGTGCGGGTCACCGAGGCCGCTCCGGTGGTCGTGCAGGTGGAGTACGCCGACCCGGGCAAGCGGTGGCCACTGGACACCGAGGCGCGGGCGCGGGCGGCATGGTCGGCGGTCGCCGAGGCCGGCCCCGCCGTGCGTGGCCGGGTGCGGGCGGCGCTGCGCCGGTTCGGTGTGGCCGTCCCGGAGGCCACCGAGGCGATGATCGACGGGAAGCGGTCCTACAACGACACCGCCGACCTCGTCCGCGACGCCCTGCGAGCCCGCGCCCGCGCGGCGTCCGGCACCTACGTGTACGTCTGGGTGGCGGACCTCACCGACACCGACGTGGTGTACGCCGACGACCTGGACTGCGACGACCTGTGGCAGTGCTCCTACGCCGTCGACGTCCCCGGGAACGTGACGCTGGGGGAGCCGTCGCGGGTGGTCCGCACCTACGCCCCGGCGCCGGCCGGGATGCCCCCGGACGACGACGCGCCCGGCATGCCCGGCTCCATGGACGACGACATGGCGTACGAGGCCGTCCAGGTCACCCTGTCGGGTCGGGTCATCGAGGCCAAGGGCAAGGCGACCGACGGTGGCCGGATCTTCCGGTCCCGGATCATCGCCTACGGCGACTCGGCGAACGCCCGCCGCTACCCCGAGGCGGTCATGCGTGCCGCCGCGCCGCTGTACGAGGGCACCCGCGCCTTCGACGGGCACCGCAGCAAGGATGCCCTGGCCTCCTCCAGCGTGGAGACGCTGGTCGGGTATTGGCGCAACGTCGAGGCCACCGCCGACGGCCTGGAAGCAGACCTGTACCTGCTGCCGTCCGCCGGCCGGGTCGCCGAAGCCCTTGACGCTTCCCTGGCGCTGGCCGGGGAGGGTCTGGCGCCGCTGATCGGCGTGTCCCACGACGTGATGGCGACCTTCAAGCCGGTCGTGGAGGCGGGCCGGCGGCTACAGGAGGCCACCGCCATCGTCCAGGTGCTGTCCGCCGACGTGGTGGCCGACCCGGCGGCCGGCGGGAAGCCGGTCCGCATGGTCGCCGGGGGCCTGAACCCGGACGACGGAACGTGTGACGAAACCCGAGACGACCCCGCGCAGGGGGAGACCACAGGAGAATCCGACATGACCGTGACTGCCGACGATGTGCTCGGCGCGCTCAAGACGGCTACGCCCGAGCAGCTCGCGGCGTACGGTCTCCAGCACGCCGCAACCGAGTCGACCCCCCCGCCGACGCCCGACCCGGAGCCGGTCACCGAGGCCGCGGGGGAGCTGAAAACCTCCTACCTAGGCCGGCTGATGATCCGCTCCAAGATCGAGGACGCGGGCCTGCCGGCGGCCACGGTCGAATCGCTGGCCGCGACGCTGCCGGACCGGATCACCGAGGCCACCCTGGACGCGCAGATCGCGACCCTGAAGGCCGCGCTGGGTATCGCCGAGCGGTCCGGGCTCGTCCCGACCACCCAGACGGCGCAGGTCGCCGCCGAGTCGATCGAGAAGAAGATCAAGGCGTTGGACGCGACGTTCGCCGGGGACTTCGGCAGCGGCTACACCTCGTTCCGCTCCGCCTACCTCGACATCACCGGCTACCGGCCCAAGAGCCTCGGCGAGGACCTGAACCGACGGATGATGCGGGAGTCCATCGGCGGGCGCGGCGGGGACATGTACGACTCCGCCGACCGGTCCACCGAGTCGCTGACCGCGGCCTCGTGGGATGTGATCCTCGGTGACTCGATCACCCGCCGGATGGTCGCCGACTACGGCCGGCCCAGCCTCCAGACGTGGCGGCAGATCGTGTCCAGTACCGTCCCGATCAACGACTTCAGGACCCAGCGGCTGGACCGGCTCGGCGGGTACGGCACGCTGCCGACGGTCAACCAGGGCGCCCCGTACCAGCCGCTGACCTCCCCGACTGATGAGGAGGCGACGTACAGCATCACCAAGAAGGGTGGCACCGAGGACCTGACCCTGGAGATGATCGCCGACGACGACCTGCGGGCCATCGCGAACATCCCGAAGAAGCTGGGTCTGGCCGCCGCGCAGACGCTGTACCGGTTTGTGTGGGACATGCTGGCTGGGAACACGACCTGCACGTTCGACTCGGTGGCCCTGTTCCACGCCTCCCACTCCAACACCACCGCCGCGGCGTTGAGCCAGACGAACCTGTCGGCCCTGCGGGCGAGCATGCGCGGGCAGTCTGCCTACGGCGACTCCAAGGACATCCTGTCGCTGATCCCCCAGTACCTGGTGGTGCCCTCGGCGCTGGAGGAACTGGCGTGGCAGCTGTGCACGTCGATGGTCGCGATCCCGGCGACCCCGGCCGGCGCGGCGAACACCCCCAACATCCACCACGGCATGACCCCGCTGGTGATCGACTACTTCACCGACACCAACGACTGGTTCGTGGTCGCCGATCCGAGCATGTGTCCGACCATCGAGATCGGGTTCTACCAGGGCCGGCAGGAGCCGGAACTGTTCACCCAGGCCGATCCGACCGTGGGCAGCATGTTCAACGCTGACACCCTCACCTACAAGATCCGCCATATCTACTCCGGCACGCCGATCGACTTCCGCGGGTTCCAGCGCGGCACGCAGTGACCCCGAATCTCACTCTCGTGTCCGAGGAGGACCCGCAATGACGCAGCTGAAGGAGCTCGGCGGCACGATGCAGCACACGACGTACCTGCCGTCGCAGGGCACTGCCGGCACCGACGACCACTGGCAGGTGTGGAACCCGCAGTTCAATGCCACCGTGACAGGGGTCAAGTTCGTGCCGAACGCGGCCATCACCCATGACGCGACCAACTTCTCGACCTACACCCTCACCAACAAGGGGACTGGGGCGGGGACGACGTCGATGGCGACCCGGGCGTGGTCAGCGACCGACTCCGTGGCCGACACGCCCGAGTCGATGACCCTCAGTGGCACTGCCGCGAACCTGCTGGTGACCTCCGGGGACGCGGTGTCGATGGTGAAGACCCACGGTGGCACCGGGCTGGTTATCCCCGCCGGGGTGCTGGTCATCCAGTACACGCTGCGCTGATGCGCGCAGCGGTAGGGGCGGTGGCGCTGACCGGGACCGACCAGGCGGTCAGCGCCAAGCCGGCGATCTATGCCGGGTTCGTGATCCGGGAGACCGCCGGCGCCGTCGCGGTGGTGCGCCTGTACGACAACCCCTCCGCCGCGTCGGGGACGCTGATCGATGACGTGGCGCTGGCCGCGAACGAGTCCGCCCGGGAGTTCTACCCGAACGGGATCTGGGCGGCTACCGGCATCTACGTCAAGATCGTGTCCGGTGCGGTCGAGGGTTCCATCCGGGTTGCCTGATGGGCGTCTCCGGCGCTACCCGCGGCGCATCGCCGGGGCTGTACCAGCCGGGCGGGTACGGGTTCGTGGCGTGGACCACCGACCCGGCCGACGCCAACACCGACTACACCCTCGCCTCGGGACTGCTGGCGCTGGTGCGGGTGTTCGTGCCGGCCGGCAACGCCATCGCCACCGTGTGGGCCGCGGTGAAGACGGCGGGCGCGACCCCGGGCGGGGAGACCAGGGCCGCGGTGTACGACGACACCGGGGCGCGGATCGGCATCTCGGCGGACACCGCGTCCTGGATGACCACCAACGGCTGGCGGTCGCTGGCCCTCGGCGCGTCGATCGCCGCCGCCGGGACGGACCGGTACGTGTGGGTGGCCTCACTGACCACCTACGGCTCCACGCCGACAGTGAAGGGTAACGCCGCGGCGGTGGACGTGCTGCTGAACCGGGGCACCGTGAACCGCCGGAGCGTGTTCCTCGCATCCCAGACCACCGCCCCCGCATCGGTGGACCTGACGGCCGCGACGCTGAACACCGCCATCTACTCCTTCGCCCTGTCCTGACCCGCGAGGGGAGCTGTCGTGGCGGTGACCAACGCCTACTGTGCGGTGCAGGACGTGCGGGACTTCCTCGGCGATGGTGCCAGCACCCTGTCCACCAGCGTGCTGGAGCGCGCCATCAACGCGGCGTCGCGGCAGGTCGACCAGCAGTGCTTCCGCCGGTTCTGGCGGGATGCCGCGGTCACCACGCGCGTGTACCGGGCCACCGACTCCCGGGCGGTGTGGACCGACGACATCTCCACCACCACCGGGCTGGTTGTCGCCACCGACCCCGGCGGCGACGGCACGTACGAGACCGCGTGGACGCTCAACACCGACTACCGGCCCGAACCGTTGTCTGCCGACCAGGTGGCGGCCGGGGACACGGTCACCCCGTACGCCTTCTGGCGGCTCGCCGCGGTCGGGACCCGGCTGATGTGGCCGACCTCGACGGTCGGGTTCCCCGCGGTTCAGGTGACCGCCCGGTACGGCTGGTCCGCGGTCCCCGACGACGTGGCGATGGCGACGATCCTCCGCACGGTCGGCCTGTTCCGCCGCAAAGACGCCCCCTTCGGCATCGCCGGGTTCGGCGAGCTCGGCGGGATGCGGATCGCCCGGCAGGACCCCGACGTGGCCGGCCTGCTCGGCCCGTACGTGAAGACGCGGCCCCGGACCTTGTCCTACGACACGCAGCGGGAGTCGCTGTTCCACGGCCGCCGCTGGAGCGGGCGCTGACGTGGCGTCGCTGGCGCAGATCCGCACCGCGCTGCGGGACACCGTCGTCGCCGCGATCCCGGCCCTGACCGGCTACGACACCATCCCCGGCTCCCCGAACCTGCCGGCGTTCGCGGTGATCCCCGTCGAGGCCGACTTCACCGTGGCGATGGGCCGGGGTGTCGACACGTGGCAGTTGGACGTGTTCGTGCTGGTGTCCTCCAGCGACGAGGGCCTCGGGCAGACCCAGCTGGACCTGTTCGTGTCCGGCGCCGGGTCGTCGTCGGTCCGGCAGGCCGTCTTCGCGGCCCGGGGGCTCGGGCTGACCGATACCGACGCGCACATCGCGGCGATGACCGGCTACAACCTGGCGTTCTCCGCCGCGCAGGTCGACCACATCGGCGCCACGCTCCGCGCCGTCGTCCACACCAGCGGCACCGGGTAAGGAGACAGATGTCGGACAACACTGAGGCGTTCGTGGTCGTCGGTGACTCGCTGATCGTCGGCGTGGACGGCGAGGGCGTCGCCAAGGGTGGCACGGTGCGCCTGGACCCGGAGCGGACCAACATCGCGGCGCTGACCTCCGGCGGGCACGTCCAGCCGGCTGCGAAGCAGACCAAGCCGGCCGCAGAGGGCAAGAGCGGTAGCTGATGGGCGTCTTCGCGCTTACCAACGCCACGATCTACGGCGATGGCTACGACTTCACCGGCGACACCAACAAGATCGTGCTGAAGGCGGACGTGGACGTGCTGGAGTCGACGGTGTTCGTCACCGGCACCGGCCCCGGGTACAAGACGAGGGTCGGTGGGCTGCGGTCGGCGGAGCTGGCACAGGACGGATTCTGGCAGTCCGCGACCCTGCTGGCGCCTGACCCGCAGATCTTCCCGAACCTGACCACCGTCGACCGGGTGTGGACCGTCTCCCCGGACGGCCAGGTCGGGTCGGTGGCGTACCTCGCGCAGTTGGGCCAGTTCACCTACGAGGCGTTCGGCGCGGTCGGGCAACTGACACCGTTCACGGTGGACGCGATGGGCACCAACGCCGCCGGCATGGTCCGCGGGCAGGTCGCCAAAGCCAAGGCCGCGGTGTCGGCGACGGGCGCCCTCGGGTCTGGCCAGCAACTCGGCGCGGTCGGCGCCACCCAGTATCTGTACGGCGCGCTGCACATCTTCTCCGCCGGAACCACCATCACGGTAGTGGTGGAATCCGACGACAACTCGGGGTTCACCTCCGCCACCACCGTGCAGACCATCGGCCCACTCACTACCGCCGGAGGTACCTGGGTGACCCGCACCGCGGGCGCGCTGACCGATAACTGGTTCCGGTATCGGATCACCGCGATCACCGGTTCGTTCACCGTCGCTGCATCCCTCGCCGTCGGATAGCCGATCCCCCCTCCATTCCCGGCCGGGTGCGGCCGTCACCTCTGTCTGTGTAGGAGCGATGCCGCATGGCCGTGTTCGCGTTCACGAATGCCAAGCTCGTCCTGAATTCGGTAGATTTATCCGATCACGTTGCGAAAGTCACCCTCAAGACCGGTGCGGACGTGTTGGAGACCACGGCCATGCAGACCGGGTCCACGCCCGGCTACAAGACGCGCACCGGCGGCCTGTTCGACTTCTCCGTGGACATCGAATGGAGGCAGGACCACGCCGCGTCGAAGGTCGACGCGACGCTGTGGCCGCTGCTCGGCACCGTCACCACCATCTCGATCAACCCGTTCAACGCGGCGAACGCGGCGACCAACCCCAACTACTCCGGGTCGGTGCTGGTGTCGGAGTACTCGCCGATGGACGGTGCTGTCGGCGACCTCGCCGGAACCTCCACCTCCTGGAACGGGTCCGGGGCGCTGACTCGGGCGACCTCGTAGATGCCCGACGAGTTCGGGGTTTCCATCGTCGGGCTGAACCAGTTCCGCCGCGACCTGAAACAGGTCGACGCGGCGTGGCCGAAGGAGCTGGCGAAGGCCAACAAGCAGGCCGCGCAGGTCGTCGCCGACGAGGCGATCCGCCGCGCCCCCGCCGGCCCGCACCAGGGCAGCGGCAGCATCATCCCGATCAAACGGTCCATTAAGGCATTACAGGCACAGCGCCGCGCCGCGGTGGCGATGGGTGGGGCGAGGTCTCCGCACGCCGGCCCGACCGAGTTCGGCGGCACCCTGCGGCGGCACGCCAGCAGCAGTCGGACCACGGTGCGGCAGCGGGCGTTCCTATACCCGGCGATCTCCGCGAAAACCGAGCAGGTGGTGCTCGTGTACAGCGCACTGCTTGACCAGATCGCCCAGAAGGCATTCAACCAGTGACGGGGGACTAGATGGCGGGACAGGCACGGGCAACGCTGAACGCTGACTTGAAACGCGCCGAGGCGGTCGGCCCGGGTATCCGGGTCACCATGGACGGCACCGCGTACACCGTCCACGTCGGGGAGATCTCGGCCCGTCTCGGGCTCGCCCTGCGCAAGCAGTCCGGGATGAGCTGGAACGAGCTCATGGCCGCGCTGGGCGACGGCTACGACCTTGACCTCGTCGCGATCGTGGTGTGGCTGGCCCGGGTCGTCGGCGGCGAGGACATCCCGCTGGACGCGGTACTGGACAGCATCATGCTGAACACCCAGGCGACCGTCGACGGGGTGCCCGCGACCTCTACGCCGACCGACCCGGTCGTCCGCGACGGTGAGGCTGTCTCCCCAAACGCCTGAGGCGGGCGTACCGGCTGTTGCTGCCGGCGCTCGCGCACTACTTCCCCGGCTGGGACTGGCGGGATATCGACTCTATGCCGCCGGCCGAGATCGCCACCTTCATCGCCGCTCTGCCCGCTGACCGCTGACCGGGGGGGGTGAACTGATGGCCGGTACCCGCCGGGTCACGGTCGAGCTTCTCGGCGACGCGAAGGGCGCGAAGAAGGCCGTCAAGGACACCGACGACGCCCTCGGGCACCTGTCGATCACCGGCCGGGCCTCCGCCGGTGGGCTGCGAATCCTCGGCACCGGGATGAAGGGCCTGGCGGTCGCGGCCACTGCCACCGCCGTGGTCGGTGTGGCGGCGCTGGTCGGATTCGGCAAGTCGGTCGTCACCGTCGGCACCCAGTACCAGACCTCGCTCAACTCGATGCAGGCGGTCACCCACTCCACCGACGCGGAGATGGTCAAGGTCGCCAAGACCGCCCGCGACCTCGGTAACGACCTCACCCTCCCGGCCACCTCCGCCGCGGACGCGGCGAACGCGATGGTCGAACTGGCCAAGGGCAACCTCACCGCAGACCAGGCGATGGCCGCCGCCAAGGGCACCCTGCAACTGGCCGCCGCCGCGCAGATCGACGGGGCGACCGCTGCCACCGACGAGGCCGACGCCCTCAACGCCTTTGGGCTGGCCGCCTCGCAGGCCGGCCACGTCGCCGACGTCCTGGCCAACGCGGCGGACTCGGCGACCGGCGACATCTCCGACTTCGCGCTTGGCATGCAGGCGTCCGCCGCGGTCGCGCACCAGTTCGGGATCTCCCTGGACGACACGGTCACCGCGCTGGCCGAGTTGGCGAACGCCGGGATCAAGGGCTCCGACGCTGGTACCAGCCTCAAAACCACGCTGATCGCGATGGTGCACCCGTCGAAGCAGTCGGCGGAGGCGTTCAAGCACCTCGGCATCACCGCGTTCGACGCGGGCGGGCACTTCGAGGGACTGTCGAAGCTGTCCGGGCAGCTCGCCGACGCACAGCAGCACATGACCAAGCAGGCGTTCAACGCCGCCGCCGCGACCGCGTTCGGCACTGACGCCGTCCGCACCGCCGGCGTGCTGGCCAACGCTGGTGCGGCCGGGTTCGACAAGATGTCGGCGTCGATCGGCCGGCAGGGCGGGGCCGCGCAGGTCGCCGCCGCGCAGATGAAGGGCCTCGGCGGGGCGTTCCAGGGCCTCCAGTCGCAGATCGAAACCGTGAAGATCGATATCTTCACCAAGGAAGCCCCGCACCTCGAAGCGTTCGTGCGGCTGCTGTCCGCCAAGCTCCCCGCCGCCGCCGACGCCGGCCTGCGGGGTCTGGACCGGCTCACCTCGCTGGCCGAGAAGGGTTTTCCCATCGCGCAGGCGGCGGTGGAGCGGTTCGGCCCGGCCGTCCAGACCTGGGTCCAGGGCAAGCTGGAACTGGCAGGCCACGCCGCCGAGGCCATTGCCGGCCCGGCGTTGCGGGGGATCGGGAACATCCTGGAGGGCCTCGCCCCCAGGGCTGAGGCCGCCGGGCACGCGATCGACTCCGGCCTGCGGGCCGGGATCGACGCCACCGCGAAGGTTGCGCAAGGGTTCGAGCTGAACTCCCGGTCGCTTGGTCAGTCGCTGGGCGGGATCGCCACCAGCGCCGGCCACGCCGCCCATGACGTCCTCCCGGTGCTGAAGGTCGCATTGGCGGGGGCGGCGGGCGCGGCGAACGTCCTGGTGACGTCGCTGTCCGGGGCGGCGGCGATCCTCGCTCCGTTCGCCGGGGACGCTCTGCTGGCCGCTTCGGCGATCAAGGGTATTTCGCTGGCCAGTTCCGGGTTCAGCGCGGTGTCGGGTGTGGTCGGGAAGGTCACCGCCTCCTACGGGGCGATGGCCGACAAGGCATCGTTCGCGGCCGGCACCGTCACGCAGCGGCTGGGTCAGGCCCTCGGCAAAGACCTGAACACCGCCGCCTCGGCTGGGGCGACGGCGATGACGGCCAGTCGGACCGCGTTCACGCTGCTCGGTGGCGCCGCAGTGGCCGCCAGTATCGCGGTTCTGGCGGTCGGTTACGCCCACCAGAAGGACGCGCAGGAAGCCGCCGCGAACACGGCGGAGGCAAAGAAGCTGTACGACACGCTGCATCAGGGTGGTCAGGCTGGGCAGGATGCCCGGCACACCATCGACGGGCTCACTAGCGCACTGTCGGACTTCAGTAAGGGTTCTGGCGAAGCGGGCGCGGCTGGACGGGCGATGCTCGCTGAATTCCAGGCCGGCGACGCTGCCTACCAGTCGCTTAGTGAACTGGATAAGGTTGGCGTACAGGTCACCGCGACCCAGAACAACCTAGCGATCGCAATTCACAAGTTCGGCCCGGCGAGTGCGGAAGCCGCCGCCGCGCAAATCCCGTTCAACGCGGCGTTGCAGGATCAGCGGATTCTGCAACTCGCACTCGGGGATGCGACCGCCAAGTCCACGCAGTCCCTGGCCGACTATACCGACAAGGTGATCGCGGCGGCGAGTTCGAGCGTGCAACTGGCCGGGCAGGAGATCAGCGTCCGGCAGGGCGAACTGGGAGTAGCCAGCGCTACGGCGCTGGTCACCGATCAGGTGGCTCGGTACGGCAAGAACTCGACGCAGGCCAAAGAAGCCAGTGCCGCCCTCGCGGCGCAGCAGAACGCGCTGAAGGGCCAGATACTCGGGGCTGCGACCGCTGCGGGAGAGGCCGCCAAGGCCAACGACAAGACAGGGTCATCGGCCCACGTTGCCGCGGCCGGGGCGGCGGCGGAGCGGGCGGAACTCGTCAAGCTGGCGGCAGGGCTGGCGCCGAACTCGTCACTACGGAAGTTCCTACAGCAGACGATCAACCAGCTGAACGCCTTCGGCGGGACCCGCACCGCGACGGTCAACGTGGTGGTGCACAGCCCGACCGGTATCACGGTCGGCCGGCTCGGCACCGGCCCGCAGGCCCGCGCTAGCGGCGGCCCAGTACGCGCCGGGCAGCCGTACGTCGTGGGGGAGCATCGCCCGGAGCTGTTCGTCCCGAAGACCGACGGGATGATCGTGCCCCAGATCCCCGCCTCAGTGGGTGCCGTGGCCGGTCGGAGCGGCGGCGGGAACACCTACAACATCACCGTCAACATCGCCCCCGGCGGACATCCGGCGGAGGCGGGCCGGCAGATCGTGCAGGCCATCGGCGAGTATGAGAAGCGTTCCGGGACGCGGTGGCGTTCGTGACCATGCCCATCCCGATCCTGGAGATCGGGTTCAGCGGCGGCGCGACCACCTCCACGTACCTGGCGTTGAACGACGCTGACCGGGGGCTGCTCGGAACCGGCACGCTGGCCGGCGGCGCGGTGTGGACCGACGTGACCGCCTACGCCACAACGGCATTCACCACCAAACGCGGGGTGTCCCGGCTGGATGGGCCGCTGCTGCGGTACGAGGCCGGCACCGGCAGCGCGGTCCTCAACAACTCCGATCGCCGGTTCGACCCCACCAACCTGTCCGGCCCATACGTGGCGGCCGGCGCCACGCAGGTCACGCCGATGCGCGCGGTCCGGTTCCGCGCCACCTGGGCCGGGACGACCTACGACGTGCTGCGCGGGTTCGCCGACTCCTGGCCCATCACCTACCAGGCACCGTCGTACTCCGAGACGACCCTCAACTACACCGACGCGTTCAAGGTGCTGGCCTCCTACGACCGGACCGCGTCCGCGCCGGTCGGCGCGGGGGAGGACTCCGGCGCCCGCGTCACCCGGGTCCTCAACTCGGTCGGCTGGCCGGCCACCGACCGGGCCGTCGCGGTCGGGAACACCACGTTGCAGGCCACCACCCTGTCCGGGACCGCGCTCGCCGAGCTGCAGCTGGTCGCCGACACCGAGATCGGTGACCTGTACGTCGATGGCGCCGGGCGGGTCGTGTTCCGCAACCGGCAGGCCCTGATCTCCGACGCGCGCTCGTCCACCTCGCAGGCGACCTTTGGGGATGGTGGCGGCGCCGAGCTGCCGTACACCGACGTGACCCCGGACTACGACGACACCCAACTGGCCAACCTGGTGCAGGCCGCCCGGGTCGGCGGGGCGGTGCAGACGGTCCAGGACACCACCTCCGCCGCTGTGTACCTGACCCACACCGGCCCGAACCGCTCCGACCTGCTCATGCAGACCGACGCGGCAGCGCTGTCGTGGGCGCAGTACGTGCTGTACCAGTCCACGAACCCGGAGTACCGGTTCTCGCAGATCGTCGTCAACCCGCTGCGGTCCCCGGCCACCCTGTACCCGCAGGTGCTGGGCCGGGAGATCGGGGACCGGATCACCCTCATCCGCCGGCCCCCCGGCGGCGGCACCATCACCCGGGACGTGTTCATCCGGGGCATCGAGCACGCCGTCACCCCGGCCACGTGGCTGACCACCTGGACGCTGCAAAGCGCCACGAAGTACGCGTTCCTGACGCTCAACAACTCCACGCTCGGCGAGCTCGACAGCAACGCCATCGCGTTCTGACGGTCGG